AGGTTGCACCCTTGTAAGAAAAACTATTGTTTGCTGTATCAATTGCAAATGGGTCAAGCGCTTCAATGTACAGAATTGATGCTTTACTTAAATTTTGAAAACTCATTATCCACCAACCCTTCTATTTACTCCAGCAGCCATTTCTCTAATTCTCATTTCTTTATGAATTGATGCAGCAACTTGATCCGCTGTAAGATTAGTTCCATTAAGCTCTACATTGATATTATACAATGTGCTTCCAGATGAAGCAAGGCCTCCTTCGTTAAATCTTATTCGGCCACCGCTTGACATCCTAGGAACATCATAACTTACCATTCCTCCGCCTGCTAATTTGTTTATCTTGTCTAGCATAGGAACCCCTATTGCTTGAACCGATTGAGCCCTAATAACATATTCACCATTTGATAACATTGCTGGTATAGAATCTGATGTTCCAGTTCCTGGACCATAAACTCCTCCACCTGGAGCAAAGTTTTTAGCTAATCCTCCGTTGGCATACTTAACTCTAGCACCCTTAGTTTTTTTCTGGTCATCCCATGAATAAACTTCTGTTCCAGAATCATTACTTATGTACTCTTTCCCATTCCAGCTAAATCTATACCATACAACATCATTAATGCTAACCATCTTTGAGGATCCAGAAGATCTTGCGTTTTTAGCAGCCTCTATTGCATTTTTTCCTCTACCTTGCTGAACTGTATCCTTTCCAAATTCAACAGTACCCTTTGGTGCGGGTGCCTTGTAGCCTCCTAGTGCTTTTACAACGTCATCACGAAGTTGCTTAATTGTTACATTTCCAGTTATTGCTGTTGCTAGCTTTTCTACAGCAGCTAAATCTCTTTGGAATGCATCTGTAACACCTTTATTGACTGTTGTTGTGCTAGACAATATAGGCTTACCATTTTTATCAAATCCAACTGGAGATCCAGAAGTTGTGGTTCCAGGAGACATTGGCTTTCCGTCTTTATCAAAATACGTGCCGAATGCCTCTCTTACTGTTTTTGCAGATGTAGTACTTCCAGAACCAGCCTTTTGAATTTCCTTAATAAGAGCTACTAGCTCTTCAGTAATTTTTAACTCTTCTGCTGCTCTTTCTTTATCAGGAAGAAGCTTTGCGTTAATGGCTCTAGTTGTTAAATCATTATACTTTGTTTGGAATCCAGTAATGGTTGTCATTATTTCGCCAGCTAATGCGGCATTATCCGTGGCATTCTGAAAAGCAATTGTTTTTTTATCAGACCTATCCTGTATGCGCTCAGCATCTTTTTCTAAAGGCGCTTTGGCTTTATTTGCAGCATCTTCAATGGCTTTAGCCGCAAGCTCGCTTTGTCTATTAGATGTAAGCTGATCAATGCTTATTCTTGCTGATGCAGCTCCTGCCATATCTCCACGAGAAACCGCATCGGCATACTCTATTTGTAGCTTTTGTAGCTCTAAAGCATAGTTTGATGCATCTTGAGTTGCTCTTAACGCTTCTAGCTTTTTATTCTTTTCTTCTTCTATAAGCTTAATCTTTTTAGCAATTGCTTTTAATTCTTCCTGTGCGCTTCTTTGAGAAGCTGCATTTGCTCTTTGTGAAGCAGCTGAAGTTGCAGCGATTGTTTTTTGTAGCTTAGCTAAGGCTGCTCCAGTTTTCCCATATGTTGTCGCGTTATCAGCAGCTTTAGTTAATTCAGCAATACCTGTTCCAATTGCTGATGTAAACCCAGCTAATTTTATTGCTAAGGTAGAATCAATCTTACTTAAATCTATATTAATTCCAGAAGTAAATAACTTCCATTTTGCTAAAATTCCCTTTATGCTGTCTGTTTGATTTGTTATTGATGCTAGAAGGGGTTGGGTCTTTTCAAGATTACTATATACGTCTGAACCAATCTCCTTATTCATTCCAGGATTATTTGCTTCTGCTTTTGACATAACCATTTCATATGCTTTATACTCGTCTATAACGTTTCCAAGCTCGTCTTTAGTGCCAATTAGAGATTTAGTAGCATTAGAGAAAACGTTTATAAGGCCTTCAAAACCATTCCCGACTTCCTTATACCAATCGGCAGTTCCTGGGCCCTTACTTAAAGTATTTACAAGGTTTCCAACAGAAAATTCTGCTGCTGAAGACTTGTCTATTATTGCTCCAAATTCTGTATTTGCAAGCATGGTATAAGCTTGAGATGCTTTATCGCTATTAGCTAAAGCACCATATATCTTTTTATTTGCTTCTTCAATACTCATTCCAGCTGCAATGTATTGAGCTTTTTGATTAGATACCAGTCTTTGTGTTTCTTGCGTACTAGTTGATCTATTAATAGATTCAATTAGATCCTTTAATCCCTTACCTTCTTCTTTTGCCTTTTTCATTTCTTCTATAGACTGAGGAAGACCAGGCATTCCAATTGAACTATTTGCTGAACCCTTTGCGGCTGCTGTTGCTAACTTTTGTTTATCTATGTACCCCTGCATTGTTTCTTGCAAGTTAAAATACTTTACTCCAGCTTGCTCTGCAGCTTTAGCTGTCATGGAAAGACCCATTCTTGCGTCTTGCCAATCATCCTGAACTTTCTTGTAAATCTTAAAGCCTGCAAAAACTGCGCTTATTGCTAACCCTACTGGGCCAAATCCTTTTGCAACCATTAAAACATTATGCATAGCTTTAGTTAAACTCATTGTGCCTGCAGTAATTGCCTTGACGCCAGATCCTAATCCTGAAAGACCAGCCCTAGCTTTAGTTATAGCTGGTCCAGCTATGAAAGGCAATATTGATGCGGCTCCCATAACTCCCATACCAGCAGCTTGTCCACTCATACCCAAAACTTTTTCTTGGCTCATCATTGCCATACCAGCCATTGATCCAGCCATAGATGCGCCCATCGCTCCGCCGCCCATACCCATTGGCTTTTGAGGAACAGCCATTCCAGCAGCCTTCATCTGCGCTGCGGTCATTACTTTATCGCCAACCATGTACTCTGTTTTTCTAAAACCTAAAGTTCCAACTTTTCTGCTGTTGACACCATCTCCAGCTTGCTTCCAGTTTCCAATAATTGCTGGTCCACTCATCATTCCAACTTGCTTTCCAGTTGCAGTGTTTATTGGAAGTCCAGTTGCGGGATTAATACTATATTGTCCAGGATAAGCTTGTCCAAGTCTTCCAGCATTTTCTGCACGTACTCCAGATGCAAAAACGCTTCCAGCGGCTTGCGCTATTGCTGCATTCATTTTCATTGTAGCAAGTGATGCTCTTCCTGAATTAACAAGTTTTTTTGTATACTCTTGATAAGCTTGCTTTACATGAGTTCCAGATGTCATCAATCCATATCTTAATGTAACTGCACCCTTTGTTGCAGAATTTGCAAGGTTATTAAATCCAGCTTCAAGGTATCTAGCCTTCATCATTGCAGAGTTTCTAAATGGGTCAAGGGCGTTGTTAACAATTACCTGACCAGGGTTGTAGAAACTTGTTGTACCTGTTCTTACTGCTTCTCTACCTAAGCCGCTTGTTAAAGCCTGCTGTCCACTTATCTGATGAGATGCTGCTCTAGATCTTGCTGCCGCTGCATCCCTTTCTCTTTGTGCACGTTGTTCTGCTTCCCAAGCTGCTCTTTTTGCTGGGTTGCCTGGCCTTCCGTAAGCAGATCTATTTCTCTTAACTGGACCTCCACCGACTGGTCCTCCAGCATTAAGATATTTTGGATTAGCATGTACGGCATGATATTTACTCCAATCAACCTCGATACCATCATCCAATCTTTTGAGCATTGCTTCATAAGGTGGTCTAAGATCTACAGGTAAACCATTTATTATTTTTACTAATTTTGGACGGGCATCTTCTAATATCTTTTTCATTTTTTTGCCGTATTTTTTTGGGCTCATTTGAGAAATTATTGGGGCAGTGTCACGTGCAAAATCTTTTCTTGCTCCACCTTTAACGGCAAGCAGATTAATCATTGCTTGCTTTTCCATAGAGTTCATTTCATCAGCTGATGCAAGACGTGTATTACCAGATGCTTTAGGTAATACTCCAGCTTGTCCAACATCTGGATTAAAATTACCATACACGTTTGCTCTAGATAAATCTTTGTTGTTTAAAAGAAGAGAATTAGCAAGCTGTCTAAGGACTGTATCTTCATCCCATGGCACATTAGTGTTTGCAAAGCGTGGGTCGTAATCTGATTCTAGAGCAAGTAGCTTGGTTTTTTTTGTTGGATCTAATGGATTTGCAACTGTTCTAGCTGTTTGTACTGGAGAATGTACTCCAAAAAGATCTCTTGCAATTTGAGTGCCAATTGGCTCATGAACTGCAGTTAATTCATTAGGAACACCTTTAACAAAAACTTTTTTGTTACCGACTTTATACAGTCCAGATACACCAGGTACGGGATAACTCATTCCTGTGCTTGCAGAAATTTGATGCCCATATTCAGTTACTGGCATATCAGCAAATTTACCTAGCGATCCTCTTGAGCTTAATTCTCTTGCCTTTGCTAAAATCTTTAATTGTTTATCTGGTGCAAGCAATCTTAGGGCAGGAGCAATATTTCCATAATTTGATCTGCCTCTAGATATAGATCCACCTGGAATCATTCCCCCCATTAAAAATCCCAGCTTAGGGTCCATCCCAACGTTGCGCTGAAATATTCCTGAAGAATCTTCGTAGTTACCTATTGTTGAAAGATCAGCAGGACCAACTGGACCTCCTGCGTTAAAAAATCCAACAGCTGGACCAGTTAATGGTCTCATCCAAGAACTGTTCATGGAAGCTAACCTTCCACCGAGTGTTGGAATCATTCTGCTATTAAATCCCATTCCAGATTTCATTTTTAGCGTAGTAAGCTGTTTAATAATTTCAGGCATTGTTGTTTTGCCTTTTATACCTAGCTTAGATTTAATCTTCTTAATTCCTTCTATAAAATTCCGCTTCGCCTCATCTTGAAATGGAGAAATCTCATCTTTAAAGTTGCCGCCCTTGCCTGATGCTATTCCAGCAAACATGGTATTAAAAGATCCCATTAATCCTGCAGATTGACCAACATAGTTGTTTGATCTAACTCCAGTAATACCAGCATACTTTGCTGCTTCGGCTTTTGACATTCCATCTGCTACAAGTAGCTTTTCTAGCTCTCCTGGCTTAAAGATTGAAGCAGATTCTTTTGCAGTCATAAAATGAGATTTATGAATAGGATCGGGTGAAGCTGAAACATCACCTAAAATTCCAAGAACCTTCTTGGCTTGTCCTGGGCTTATAATTCCTTGAGCAACTAGATCATCAACTACGGACAGCATTGTTCTTGTGTAGTTCGTTGTATCAATTTTTTTGTGTCCAGATGCTTTTGCAGACTGATCATATTTATTTTTATTTGAATAGGCATCTAAAATCAAGTTTGCATCTGGATGCTCTTTGCTTAATTTAATCAATTGAGCTGTTCTTGCTTTTACAAACTCTTCCAGTTTTGTTGTTCCATTTGCATTAGCAGCTTTTTTAGCATGCTTTGTTGCTGAATCATAATCTGAAGTTGTGCGTTTTGTAGCGTCTTTAATATCCATTCCAGTAAGAGCTGACAATATTGCAGCATCAGAGGCAATTGTTGCTGCTTTAATGACTTTTGGATAATCCTTAGAGTTAACTAATCTTGCCCATATTGATAATACGCTTTCTCTTCCATATCCATATGTGCCTCTCATGATCTGCCCGCCAAAACTATATCCGTTATTTGCTGCATCTACTGCTGCATACAGCTCAGGCATTCTTTGAATCCTAGGGCCAAAGACTACTTCCCGTGGGGTAAGTGCTGCTGTTATTTTTCCGCCGTCTTCATATGTAGCTGCAGCCATTTCAACAAGTGGAGCATTTGCTGGGTCCATTGAAGCAGATTGATTTAGTACATAGCCTCCGATTGGAACGCTACCCAGCCTGTCGTCATAATTAATTGAAGACGGTCCAGAAACCATGGTCTTCCCTGGACCAAAATCTTCGACTCCTCCACCTTCATTAAACTTAGGCAGTCTTGTTGTTTGAATGCTATACGGTGCGCCAAATGTTCTAACTCCACGCACTCTTCCAAACTCTTCCATTACTGTTCTGTTAGATTCTTTTTTGTATAAATCTCTTAATGTAAATTGTCCGCTAGCATCAACAACTGGCTGATTCATCATAGGAGCTTTTGTTAAATCTATTGATCTTCCTTTACCAGCTGCATACATGCTTACAGCTGCGCCCATATCTGCTTCTATTTGTGCATTGAGTGCCAGTATCCTTGCCTTTGCTTGATCAACAGTTATTTCTGCATTTCTCATTTGTTGAACTATTAGGGCCGATTGTTCTGCTGCGCTATTTGCAAATCTTTGTGTTATAGGTAGAATGTCATCAAATGTATCAAGTAGCTCTCTACTTACAGTTCCACCCATTGCAATTGTTTTCTTTAGCATTGCAACTTCCTGCTCTGTTTGCATACCAAGAGTTGCCATAAGCGCATGGAATTTAGCTGCTTCTGGGGCAACAATTCCTGTAGATATTCCTTTTACACTTGTTAATCCTTCAATGTTTGGAAGCCTATCGTTCATATAAATTTGAGGAGTTCTTGATATTCCTCTATTTACTGGTATAGCTCCTGGGACTCCGCCAAATAAAGTTGCTGGAGCATTGGGATCTCTCGGTCTAATGTGAGACATCGCTCTAGTATTAGGATCGCCAACATATGGATCGTTAGGATCTACAACTCTTCTTCCCGCTGCAACAACTGTATTTCCAGCAACCGTGGTAACTCCTGGATTTACTGGGACTGCATTCTTCATTGATGCAGCCTGAAGATTTTGATAATCTAAAACAAGCTTCTGTAAGGCATTGTGTAGAACTTGAGCTGCTGCTGCATCTGAATAGAATGCGTTTTCAACCATCTCTGCTGCTTTTTGAGCAGCAATAATTTCTGGCGTAAGCATTTTCCAACCATTTGCTCTCATAAAGAAAGATCTAAGTTGGACTATTCCTTTTGTTATATATCCGAAGAAGTTTGCAAGCACACCAGTTAACATAATAAGTGGACCTACTAATGCTGTAAATCCTGCCATAAATGTAAGAGCTTTTTTAATTGGGCTAGGAAGGTTAGTAAAAAAGTCTAATATTTTTGATGCAGCATTTATAATTTTAGTAGCAACACCTAAAAACTCTTCTCCAACTTCCGCCAGAGTGGCTTTGAGAGTCTCAATTGCTTTTCTATATTTACCAGATGCAGACTCTGTAATCATTCCTAATTCTCGCTCTGCTATTCCCGCCAAATCTGAAGTACTTGCTTTCATAAGATCCATAACTTGAAGGGTCTGGCTTCCTTCTTTTCCAAGGTTGTTAAGCAATGCGCTCATTCTTGCAAACTGGAACTTACCAAACATTTGCTCTAGTGCTCTTGCCTTGCTTAGTGGATCTAGCTTATCTAGCGCTCCCTGCAAATCTATTAATAGACCAGTTGTGTTTCCAGTATTTTTTGCAACCATTCCCATTACATCTATGCCAAAATCTGACATCATTCCAACTGTTTGCTTTGTTGGGTTAATTAATGAAGCAAGTCCTGACTTTAATGCGTTTGCTCCTTCAGATGCATTGATACCGCCTTCTCTCATTGCTGTCATGTATAAAGCTAAATCTTCAATGCTTCCGCCTAGTTGCTGTATAACTGGACCAGCTTTTGGAATAGCTTCTACTAAATCGTTAAGAGTTGTAGACGTCTGGTTTTCAACTGCGTTAAGAAAGTTAATTGATTCTGTAAGTTGTTCTGTGTTCTGCTTAAATGCGGTTTGAATCGAAAGTGTAGCCTTCATCGCATCTTGTCTATCTACTTCACCCAGGATGGACAGTCTTGTTGTCTCTTCTATTGAGCCTAATAGATCGTTGCCCATTTTTCCAGTTGCTGCAATATCAGCACCTAAAGCAATAGTGTCTTTAAAAGATGCACCCATTGTTTGAGATAAAGTTTTTGCTGTTTGTACTACTTCTTCTCTAATTGCTTTTAAATCTGCTGCAGATGTTGCAGCTAATCCACCATAAACCTTTGTAAGTCTTACTAGCTCTTGATCTGCTTCTCTAAATGCTTTTCCTGCGGCAGAACCAAACATCGTTAGAGGAACTGTAAGTCCAACTGTAAGCTGACGACCTGCCCACTGAGTATTTTTACCCCAGTTAATTAAAGATCCAGCTCCTTCAGATAGTGCACGATTCATTATCTGCAGCTCCATACGAGCCAGCTGTGCACTATTCTTTACAGCATCTAATCCTCTTGGGATCATAACGTTGTACTGCATTAAGCCTTGAGCATTTCTGCCTAATGGCTGCAGCACTGAATTCTGAAGCATTACCTGTTCTTTGGCAAGCTCTCTGATCATTCCCTTTTGCGTTGTAGCGTGTTCTCTAAATGTCTGGAAATAGTTTTTTAGCTTTAATCTACCAGCATCTAAGTTTTTACCAAACTTATCTACATCTGAATTAAGGTTTACGAAGTGACTAGAGAACTGTCCGCTACTAGTTAAAGTATCTCTAAATAAGTTGTTTGCTAATTTTGTTGAAGCAGAGATTGCCTTGTTAGATGCAAGCAACTCTCTTTGTAATTGTTGGAGACTAGAACTAGCCCTGTGTACTTCAGACACAAGGCTAGACAAGTCGGCTTTGGCGACTATACTGGTTACAATTTGTTCGTCAGCCACTAATTACTCCTAGAGTATCCTAACCCTGCGCCAATTCCAAATCCAGCTTGTGCTGCGAAGGGTCCTTGTAAACCAACAACATCATCTGCTGATGCTTTAATTCCAAGGGCTCTTCTTTGGATATCCTCAAAGGTAGAACCTTTTTCTTTTTCTTCTTCTGCATCATCATCTAATTGGATTCCTTTTAGTGATGCTGCAAACTTTCTCTGGTTATGTTCTTTTTGATTGATTGCAGTTATTGTCTGAATCAATTCTGGCATTGATAAATTCTCTTCTAACTCCTCGTAATTCTTCCAATGTCCTAAAAGAAAAACTTGGCCCTCTAAAGCGGCTAAATCTAGTTCTGACCAGCCAGTACCGCTGCCGCTATTAGGTTTGGGTCGTCCATCTTAATTCCTCCGCAAACTTCAAGGATTCTGTTAATTGTTGGAACATCCAATGCATCTTCGAGCTTGTCAAGATCGGCAACTAGATCTGGCAGTTGAGTTTCTAATGCTACTCCACATGCTTCAACCAAAATGCCAAGTGTTGCAGTCTCGTCTTCTGCGTCTTGTACTTTCTTAATTACTTCCATAAACTTTCGTAGCTGCTTGATTGATAATGGCTTGAGCTTTACTTTAGCTCCGCTTTGTAGTTCAATCTCTTCTACATCATATACTGTACTTGCCAATTTATCCTCCTTAAGGATCGTCTAAATTATTATAGCATAACCATTATACGGGTACAACAGCAAAGCCCCCAATTTCTTGGGGGCTTTGATATTAATTATTAATATAATTAAACTGCTAGAACTCGGTCAATAATCTTACCGTACTCTGAACCAATGTGGTCTGAGTTACCTGATGGTAGCAAACGGAATGTTACTGGGAATGTTGTTGCTGCTGTGCGAGCCAAAGAGAACTGTGACTGCTCAACAGATAGAACACGACGTGCATAGTATACACGCTCTGTTGCTGTTGCTTCTGATGTTGGAGCCTGACCAACTGCAATTAGCTGACGCTCTGTTGGAGCTGCACCAAGTGCACCTGCTTCTAGTCCAAGGTGGTCTTCTGCTGCTAGTCCTGTTAGAACTGCTTCTGGTGTTCCACCCTTTTTCTCTGTCAATGTGTTTTGCTTCTGGCCAAATACCGCTAGGATATTTTCTAGTGTGCCTTCTGCCATTTCTGTTGAAATTTGAACCATCATCGCAGACTTAAATAGCTTAGCTGTATCGAGCAACTGATCAACAGTTACTGAATCGAATGTTGGCTGGTAGCTGATCTGAAGACCGTTGTTTGTAAAACCTACGTTGCGGTAGGCTGCTGCTGTAACGCCACCTGCTTTATTTGGTGTTGCTCCGTTTAGAGTATCTGTGTAAGAAACTCCTGATGCAAATGCTGGTACTAGAGTGGATGGCTTTACTGCACCAACTGCTGCTGTTCCTGCGTTTGCTTGTCCTGCCTCCATGCTGTCATCGTATCCTGAAACTGTAGAATCGTCTACAGACAAGAATAGCGGTGATGCACCAACAAGAATGTTTTTTGCATTTCCAATGTTTTGTGCCATTGTTATTTCTCCTTCATTTCATGAAATTAATATATATATATGTGGCTGGCTAGGCCCTTTCCTCTGTTCTAATTTTACTCTACTAAGGTATAAAAGGCAAATTAAGCAAATCTTCCTTGGCCATTAGTTATTCTTGAGTATTTTACCTCTAATATTACATCTGCTGCATAGAAGCCTTGTATCTCTTCTGATGGGGCTGTAGATGATATGTCTGCTATATGGATGCTATGGAACTTGAATTTATCTGATAGCCCCGCCCATTTATTTACATCCTTGGCAGACTCATCCATTCTTCTAAATTCATCAGTAAGGAAGTTTCTTATCTCAACAATATCAAGAAGGTCTGGTGAATATAGGGTAAGAAGTATTTGTTCGCAGCATATCATCCAGTTGTTCTCATATGACATTCCAACCTTGTCATAGACTATATGCTTCTTTCCGCTAAGGAACTGATTCATCTCTGGCTGTTGCTGGACTGGGACAATTGGCACAAGAGTCTCATTTAGATTATCTGAATAATAGTTTTCTTCATCAAATATGCCAAGCCATGTGAGTCTATTCCACAAAAACTTTCTTATTTCAAACATCGCATCTAGTTTATAATTAGCCATTTACTAACCTCGCAAATGCTGCTGATGTTGCAATTTCTGCTTCATTTGCCAATTGATTTGGAGAGAAGCTATACTTAACTGATTTAACTTGTGCTGGTACACCTAATGCTCTAGACAATGATGAATTAAATAGTCTTTGGAATCCCGATTTTTTTATAGACATGTTAACAAGCTGTCCAGTAAAGAAGTATCTATATTGTGCAAAGAATGCATTTTTAGTTGCCGCTCCTCCTGGTTTTTTCACAGTAACAGATTCTCCCTTTGGCATAAATATTGTGTATCCATCAACATCAAATACAAGCCTTTCAGAAAATCTTGGAGAAATAACTACGGTTTTTCCCTCTTCCATAACTGAAGCTTTCTTAACAAACACATGCTTATTGTTAGAGTTTTCAGAAGGCACAAATGATTTAGAGTCTGTTAATTCATAATTAACTTTTAGCGAAAGGCCATCGGCTGGTAGCTGCTTCAACTTGAATAGTCTGGCCTGATCATCGCCTATTCTACCCCATTCATAAACATGGTGAAAAGATTTAGGGGCTGTTCTTGCCTTAGCGTCCACATAGTCTCCAAAATCAACCTGAAGTTGATCAAAGATTACATTTCTAAATGCAGATTGAAATTGAGGATTCTCTGCAAGCTTGGCCATGACATTTGTTTTATAAAACAATGCAGCAGATATCTGTGCAACTGTGCTATCTTTTATTGCACCACTTACTGGCTTATTAGCCATAAGGTTAACTAATCCGCTTGCTGCTTTAATTGCTAAAACTTCAGATGCCAATTTGCTGATTCTCCGCTCTTTGTAATGAAGAGTTATATCCTACAACATTTCCAAATGGGTCTGATATTGGTGTAGTTCCTACAACATCAAAAACTGTATCTGTATCGCTTGGATAGTTTAGCTCGTACCAGATAGGCTTTCCATTTACATCTCGGATATTCTTAACCTTATCTCTTGCAGTTAGCCTGTCGGATGTTCTAGCCTCGATGTATTGGTTATTTGAATATTTATTTGAAAACTTCTGGCTATCATTAGACCTGTTTCTGCTTTCAGTAATTACTCCTCTAGCATAGCAATCAATTGTTTTTATAAAAGAAAACTCCCTTATCATTGCGCCAGTATCTTTATCCTGCTGCTCAGTTTGTCGATATACGTCCATCTTCATGGTCATGAGGCCGTCTACTAAGTCAAACATTACACCAGAACCATTTGTGTTATTACATAGTCTGCAAGTAGTTTGTCTGCGTATGAAGAGCCAGTTCCACTAAATGCTTCTGAAGAATATTCAAAGTCCCAGTCTGTCGTGGAGACCTTTTTAACATATCTGTCTTTCCAGACACGATCTTTTGCAAAGTACATCTTCATTATTTCTACAGCTGCGTCACGAACCTCGTTTGGAACATATTCCCAACCAAATCTAGCGTAGACTTTATAATTCTTAGACCTTCTAAATATATCTGGAGAAGAGTCGTGAATTGATGGAGGGATCATTCCGTTAGCTATATAAACATCATTATCTAAAATAGATGCTATATTTACCTTTAGCCCAAAACCGCTTGTAGTAATATCTACGGTCAAGCCAAGGTTATTAACTTCATTTAAATTATCAATAAGAAGCTGATCATTTGCGTGAAGGGTGTGCAGTCTATTTACTTTTTTGGTAAGAGGCATAGTGTCAGAATCATTTCCTACTGAAGAAAAATAATCATCGTGTAGGAAAAACTTTTGACCAGTATATCCATCAATTATATTTCTTGCATATCTTTCAGCAAGCTTAAGTTCTTGATATGTCTTGTGATTTGGATCATTAGAATCTGAACCCAATCCCATTTCTTGTGCAGCCTCCTGTATATCTACATACGGGGTTACAATATCAAGCATCGTTGTATTAGAATAGGAAGAGCCTTCATACTGCCATTCCCATACCAGCTTAAACTTTCTTGTTCTTGCTGTGTACGATAGTGGTAGATAAACGCTATAGGATCCTATATCAACCTCGCTTTGCTCAGCTGTAATGGTTGCAAGTATTGATGTTGGATTAATTGGTGGAGATATGACTGGGTCTCCAGTTATGTCATAAACTTTGACAGTTACTGGAGAGCTAGGTGTTACAGCCTCACCCTTTACATAAATCTTTGTTGTTGCAGGTGTGCTTGTGTTTACATATATCTCTGCCATTTGTTAGGCTTAGTTGTAGTACTCCTGTACTTCTCTAGGGGTAGCTAATCTAAACCCTTCCTCCTTATCAAAAATTTCTTGAGCCACATCGGGCTTCATTGCTACAAATGGATGATCTCTTGTAAATGTAAAGCCTAGGGCATCATATCTAGCATTTGGTCTGTCCATCTTTACTAGAATCATATCTTCATCAATTTTTTGATTTGGATCCAGTCTAGGAAGAATCTCGTCTGCATCTTCTTTTGCGCTTTCAATATTCTTGAGTGTTCCTTGGTAAACTGACCAAGTAACTCCCTCTTCTGCAAGTGCCGCAATTACATCTGCTTTATTTTTTAGTCCATCGACATCAACTGCAAAGTTTGCTGCTAATGTCTTTAGATCCTTGACCTTAAGTGTGTCAAATGACATATATACTCCTTTGGTATGTATATAAATTATAGCACTAGAAAATTAAAATGAAAAGCCCCCAAAATTAATTGGGGGCCTTTCCAGCAAGTTATTTCTTAAATTAAGAAGCAACCTTAACGTCTTTTACGACTACCCATGCGTCTGCCTGCTCAATTTGGGTACCAACGCGAGTATACATTGTATATTCGATTGAGTCCTTCTTTGGCCAGAAGAATCGGTAAACAGTTACATCACGCTTGATACCAATAACTACGTTATTTGGGAATGTCAAGTGGACATCTCCATGTGAGCCTGTTGGTGTTGCATATGTACCAGTTTGTGTCTCTGAAAGAAGTGGAACTTCAACAATCGGAATACCGAATGCGAATGGTGCCACATATCCTGCAGGTCCACCAAGTCCGCCTTCATTTCCACGGATAATGCTTGAAGCAATATCTTGTGGGTTAGCAGAACCGTATTGACCCAACTGTGAAGTTGAGTACAAGTAGTCTTGAATTAGGTTTGAGCCTGCAAGGAAGCGTAGGTCTGGACGACGTTGCTTGTACTTACGTGGCATAGCCTTAAGAGCCTTGTTGAAGATTTCACGAGACACGTTTGCGCCTGCTCCAGCTACTACATGGCCGTTTGCCTTTGCAATCTTAACAACACCGTCAAATGACTTGTATAGTGCATCTGATGTTAGAGCTGTGTTACCGTTAAGGACTACGTCCTCAAGGTCGTTACCAGCCTGTGTTGCCATAAGTCTTGCAATGTGATCTTCTAGATCTGCACCTTCAATGTTGTCTTCTAGAGACTCAGTTGAAAGCTCCCAATCTAGGCGAAGCTTCTTTGTTGTGAGAGAAATCTTTGAGAACTGTACGGCTGCATTTTCGCCAGTGTTCTCTGCTTCAGCTGCAAGCTTCATAAGCTTTGTGCCAACGCCAATACGATCAATCTCTGTAGTGTCAGCTCTCATTCGAACTGTACGTGCTACTTTACCGATTACTGTTGCATCGAACATGTAATCGAGGAATCTTGCGGATTGCTCAGGATTGAGCAAACCTCCCTTACCCTCGGAACCTACGTGAATTCCGTCGGTAGGGTTTGCTGCGCCAGTCATTCCACCTGTTAGTGTTGTGCCTGCTTCAGCTGCTTTTGCTAATAGTTCATTACTCATTAGTTTTTCACCTTACCCTTTATTTTGTTAATTCGCTAACGGAACCGAGGAAAGTGCCGTTCCATTTTGATTTTTTGATTGTTACTCCAGCTGACCCGCCAAGGTCAGAGGACTTCTTTATTGCAGTGTCTGATTCTACTGCGTCTACTCTTTTTTCAACTGTGTCCATGATAGACTTGATTGAATCAACTGCTGTTGAGAGTTCTGTGTGCTTTTCTGCTAATTCTGAAATTCTCAAATCGACATTCTTGCTAAAAGCTTCGACTGTCTCCTTGATTGTTGAAACCTGAGCAGCGTTTGCCTCAGAGGCCTTTTCCAAAGTCTCTGAGAAGAAACCCTTAAGGTCGCCTAGCATTTTAACAAAGTCAGGTGATTCCTGAACTGTTAGTTCTGCTGATTTTTCCAGAACTTCGGCAGAAGTTACTTCAGCTACAACTTCAGCAGAATCTTGTTCTACTGGGGCAACTTCTTCAATAATTTCTGCAGGTGTTTCTACTACTGCTTCTTCTACTACTGGAGTTGCTTCTGTTACATTAAGCTTTTCCACTTCATTTCCTCCTTCTGCAATTGCCGTATTTATATTTTGTGTTTCAGGCAATGTTTGCAATCTTGATCTACGTGAATCAAGAATCTTCTCTATTTCTTTTCCTTTGTTTACGTCGTTTGATTCCACCCATCCAATGAGTTCTGTTTTTTTACCAGTAACTGGAGATATGTATTCTGATTCTGTTGACATAAATACAGAATCACTTTCTGCACAATAAAAAATATTTTCCATTTTAACATCTGCTGCGATGCCTTTAAAAATCATTTGTCCATTTACTTTTTCAATAGATAAAATGTTACATAGTTCATTTGCTGGTGAATCAACGATTGATAGTTCAACTAGCGCATAGTCTTTAATAAACCTTACTGATGCTCCTGTTGATTTGTTTACTTCGTTATCTGATTCAATAATCTTTCCGCCAATAGAAAATCCTGTTAGTGTTCCGTCTAGAACCTTTTCCCAAGTATCTTGAGCGCCCTTAGAAATGTACGCATCAACGTAAACACCATTGTAAAATTCTTTTGTTGCAGGGTCATAAAAAGTTTCTGGTCTAAATGATGCTACCTTGCCTACTGCAAGTGGCTGATGCATTTCTCTTAGATTACCTCTAAAGCTTTCAAACGCTTTCATGCTAGCTTCTTGAGTAACGACATCACCAGTCTGATCCAGGTTATCTAGTGTTGCGAATCCTGAGACTGTTCTTTTTTCTCTATTGACCTTCGTAAATGGAACTGATAAATTAATAGCATTTCCATTAGAAGACCAATGTGACTTTTCTATGATCATATGTTATATATTATAGAGATTGTTACATAAAAAGGCAAATAACTAGTTGAGCAGGACTAGTTGACTTGTCTTCCATCTCCTTTTGCATTTCTGCCCTCCCCAGATTTATCTGGAGAATTAGACGATCTTTCTTGGTCACGAGTTCTGCTTTGGGTTGCTTGGGCTTTAATTTCAGCTGCTTGGGCTGCAAGATCTACTGGGACATCTCCGCCTTCTCTTGGAACCATTCCCATTCTTACTCTAATTTCATTTGGAGTTATTACCTGGAATCTAAGATATCTTTCATCTATCTTTGATTGGGTGTCAGCATCCGTCAAACTTAATTCATTAAATTTAAGTTCTAGGGCATCCGTCATTTCTTGGATTATCTTATTTAATTTCTTCTCTAGGTTTTCTTGGGCTGGACGACAAACCTGCTCTTTAAATGTCTTATCCGCATCTCTAGCAGCAGCTAAATTAATACCTGCTGGAGTACCAATTTTATTAATTGGGACTCTGTGAGCCATTAGGATTTCGTCTCTATTTGATTGACGATATATATTAAATGAAGATTCCTGAGATCCTGCCTCAATTGGCTCCATCTTAAATTCAGTTTTTGAATCTGGTGAATCTGGAGGAAGTGGAATATACAGAGATCTGTGGTTCTTTCCTCTTAAGCCTACCTGGAAGAATTCAAGTAGCTTTCTTTCTGATTCTGCAGAAAGCTTTGCGCCTTTTACGGTAATAATATATCTTGGAACCGCTTTATTTTCAAAGTAATCTAGGTTATACTTACCAGCAAATTCATTACCAGCCATGGCATTTTGTGCAGCAATAATGTCTGGGATTCCGTAATAATTATTCTTTGGGGTGTACTTCTTTAAATGAATAATTTCGTTTGGTCTGTCTTCTTGACCAGCGATTGGATTTACTGTTTCTGTGTCTCCAAAATTTCTGAAGAAAACAGCCTTGCCATAAAGAAGCTGTATAAAACCGTCTCTAAGGCGTCTTACACGCATTGTCTTTGAAGGGATGTGTCCGATGTACCCTATCTTGCCAGTCGTTGTTCTGCCGACCTCCAGATAGCCATTACCAGTAGCCTCTATGTCGGTGTAAAACTTTATAAGCGTTTCTTTAAATGTTTCATCTTCATTGCAATCTTCTAGCCAGCGATGTAAGTCTTGCTTAATTCTATTTAGCTTCTTACGTGCTCTTTCTAGCTGTTTTTCATCTTCTATATCTTCAAGTGTGTCTGTAGTTTTTTTAGATTCAATAAAGTCAAATCCTAGACCTACAATGTTAGCAACCTTTGCATTTATTGCTGCATAGTTGTAAGGCGAAATCTCATAAATTGTTGAAAGATAATCTAAATTATATTCTGGTTGAATTAGATCAAATGTGGCATAGCCACTAACTGCCTGTTGGTGTTGAAGTTGCTGGCTTACAGATCCATCTTTACCAGTAAACGCTTTTTGTAGATCTCTAGATACTTTTCTTCTAAATGAAGCACCGAGTCCTGAAAGCTTTAATATCTCTTCAGCGTCTATTTCAAACAAGTCATCAGATTTTTGTGTTGTGGGATTGTTAAATCTCATCCAATCTGCAACATTGGATATCTCTACATTATCCTGAACTGTGTCTTCGTCATACTCAATCATTTTTTACCACCATTTAGTCTAGCCATTTCTTCTTTGTGAACACCGATGTCTAGTGGATCTGGAGTTAGACCCCATCTTAATCTTTGTTTTTGATACTCAAACTCTTCCTCATCAATTTGTCGGCTTCCCTCAATAAACTTAGGCTGACCAACATCAATTCCATAGTGTGCTACGGCTGCTGCAAGCAAAGCAATTCTTTCTTTGTTTCCAATCATGGATGATATAGATAAAAAGTTATTGTCTTCGTCACCAACCCATCTTCCGTCAGGCATTTCCCAGACATAGACTCCAAGCCTAGTTTCACCAGACTTCATTTGGGCATTAATTCTTTTTATATCCATAGTTAATTATTTTACCATCTTTGCATGCTTAAGTCCAGCTTTTTGTCACTCAATATGACAAAATTATATAATCTGAAACACAACTCTGTCTCTAGAGTAGGTAGATACCGACTCTTCTGTCACTTCCATTGACGAACCTTGCCCAATAGATGCAGATTTACCTGTATACAGGTTATAATGATTTTGGTGGCTAATATCTGGATTTGAATATAGGGCAATATTTTGATACATATTGTCATCTAGGACATTAGACCTTACTCCCAATATCTGCTTGCCATTAAACCAAATAGGCCCAGATATTATGCTAGAAGTTTTTATCAATATATAATTTGGCTCATCTATATATAAGTATGATGAGATATTGGTTGCTGAGGATACATCCTGACCATTTATATATATGTTGCTAATGTTAGATTTTGATATTTCTCCGCCTGCCGCCCAGGAAAGAGATGTCTCTATTGCGCCAGTCTTATTAAATATTAGGTTTCCGCTAGAAAGCGTTTTTGGGGTAAATATCATTTCAATATTACGAACATCATTTACTGAGTCTATAAAAAATGCTGAAGATTTTGGTCTTATTCCGTTATGGTAGTTTCGACTTCTAGCTGGGTAGCTGTTGTTAGAAACATCAAAATCCCAAGTTGATCCAGTAGTGGGTTGAGATATTGAAAGCGTACTTCCTCCATTATGTGCAAACATTTTCTTTTCAGAATGAAAGTAAATCTTTAAAGAGTATAGTTCTGGAAGATAAATATCTGGATTTGATGAGTCAAAAACTATTCTAAAGTAAAGTATTTTTTGTGAAGAAAAACTAGAACCCTGTGTAAATTCTGGTATAGAAGACCCATTTGAACATATTCTCCATGGCCCAAGCGCTGATGTTTCTGAAACATACACGGAGACTCCTTTAGATGAGACCCATTCTATTTTTGAAGATACGTATTGTTTTGTAATATTTAAAACTACATCCTCTACAAACTCTCCATTAGAAAACCCTGAATTTAAACGTATACTATTGTTGCTTGGGTTGTATGACAAAGCCTCATTATCATAAATCAAAGTCTCCCAAGATTCTTGAATTGGATAAACATATTTTGTTTCTATGTCTTGATATTTTTCTGCAGCTCTAAAAAGCTCTCCCAGATCTGGAACAGATACCTGCTCATCATTATTTAAAAACAAGTTATTATAGTGTGAAGATATTGCTCTTTGTGATAACGAGTACCTATATACGGCTGGGCAATCAATTATAAAATATTCTGAGCCAGAAGATGGTCCAGAAAAAAGAGTGACACTACTATTTGTAAACTTAAAATCTACTGATTTAGATGCAACCAAAATGCCGTCTACATACAACATGATTGAATTAACTGAGTAAACTCCAACAGCATGAATTACTCTATCTGGGTTTGGAACTGAATAATCAATTCTTTGATCTTCTAATTTAAATACGACATTTCCTTTATCCCAATACAGACCTATGCCATTTGAGTCAGCAAGTATGGGTGTTAAGGATGTTAAGGTTTTTGGATGAAACCAAACTTCTAATGTGAAGTCATTATCGTAAGTGTCTGTTGTTGCAAACCCACCAGTGCCATTTGTTCCAGAAAAATCTTTTGATAATGTAAACTGTAAGTAGTTAACGCTGTCTATTTTATTAGAATGTGATCCTCCAGATACAATTGGCAAACTAGACCTAGATATCTGACCAACATAAGAACCATTATTTCCGCAACCAGAAGTGTCATAAGCTACAGATCCAGATGTCTCATCTAGCTTCCATAAGCCTAGAGGAGAGTCTTTAATTGCTAAAAGGTAATATGACATATTTAAATTATATCAGATACCAATCCTATTGGATATCGACTAAACCATCCAATGAGTAGTAAACATGATCTTATTTCCTTTTGTAACTGGAAGAGATTCATGTAAATATGGATGAACTGAAGGGAATAGAACAAGGCTACCTGCCTTTGGCTTAATCTTTATATCTTGATTTTTAAAGTAAATTTCTCCACCTTCGTAATCATCATTCAAATAGCAAACTAGGGAGTACTTTAGATTTTGTCCAGTACCAGACGGATCTTCAGCATCACAATGCGGACCCATACCTTTACCAGTGTCATATTTAGCAACCTTAATATAATCTAGGCCCATCTTAACCTGCTCTGGTGTGCTATCTACTTTTTGGATTCTAGATGCATCTCTACGCATTATTTCAGCATATCTTTTTGCACACATTTCTGGGGCCATGATTAAGCTATTAACAACATACAAAACTTGTTTGTTTAAAAACTCATCATCGGTGTTCATAAGCTTTTTAGAGGTATCAATAAACTTTTGAATTCCATACCCATGATTATCATCGTTGCTTGCCCCCCACTTGCTCCATTCAGGTATTCCGCTATGTGATTTTGGGTTAGAATCTAGGTCTTCCATAACTTTTAACAGGGTCTCTGGATAACTAATTACATTTTCAAAATAAACTATTCCTCTATCGTGAAACACAATGTCAAACATAGTGTACATTTGCCTTGGCTGAACTTCTCTAATTTCCATGGATTTCTCCGCTTTCTGCTAAAACTGCATCATACTCTCTGCCATCTGGCGTTCTTCTTTTTCCGCTATCTCTTATCTCTTTCCACTCTTCTTGCTCTACTTTTTGTTTCTTTCTTGTATCATCAATTTCTGAAGCCCACCTGTCTCTTGTTTCTTGAGGATAATCTTCTTCTGGCCGATCATCCCAAAATGATCCTACAGTATATCTGTCGCTTTTAAATACAGGTGTTACCTCATGAGTGTTTTCATGACCGCCGTCAAAAATAGCAAACATTCCTGTTTTAGGCTTTACGCTTAAATCAAAGTTTTTAAAATTAAGTTCCCCGCCATCAAACTCATCGTTTAAATAAAGAAAACCTGCGTATCTACTTCTTTCAAATGCACTTGGCTCACCATCATAACTGTTGTCTGAGTGAAAAGCTGCATATGCTCCAGGAATCCATTTTTGACTATGAAAACTTATTTTATAAGCTTCTCCTCCGATTATTTCACGAGCTGCATCTTTAAACTTTTTTTCTAGGTCATCTAGGAAGTTGTCTGGCAATCCAGCATCTGCATACCATCGAGATAGCTTATTCTTATCATCTGTTAGTTGGTTTGGCATGTTATACGCATAAGACTCATAAAAAGAAATTGGATGCCATTCAAAGTCTCCGCTTTTTATAAGATTGTTAAACATTTTAATAATACCAGCGCATTCTTCTTTAGTTAAAAAATCTTCATACAAATATACTGGGTGCTCATTATCTCTAACTTTAATTAGTTTCAATTGTATATTCCTCCGCCAGTGTCAACGCCCATTATTTCTTCATAAGATATAACTTCATTATCTCTTATATAGATCATATTTCTTGGGTCTTCATTTGCGATTCTTTCAATTTCTTGTTTACCCCACCTATATGCGCCGTATCTTTTTTGATTTGCTAACCACTCTTTTGAGCCATCATAATCAAACATTACAAAGTTTCTAATGAAGAACTTATTTCCATCTGGTATTGTTTTTACTCCATGATAGAAAGGCTCTCCTGATGGAAATACTAGAAGGTCTCCAGCAGACGGTTTATGATTTACAAATTTACCTTCAACAAAGAACTCTATATCTCCGCCATTGTAATTGTCATTAATATAAAAAGTACATGTTGTGTGAAACTTTTCTCCAGGCATATCCTTCTGAGAAATAATAAAATCAGTGTGATATTGCATGGTCATTTTATTTTTTAATGTATCAATTAGATTGAAGTACTTACACCATGACTGACCACTATATCTTGCACCTTCTGGAATTTCAATTCCAGTGTGCTTAAAATAGTGTGATATTGCTTTATCGTAAGATGTCGCAATCTCTTCGTATAAAGCTTTTTCTTCTTCAAAAATTTCATTTTTTTCTGCTGACTCAATCATTTGCTGATCTTTTGCCTGGGTGTATGTTCCATATTGAGCCCATGGAGTCCAGTTCTGGAAAAAATTACTTTGTTCAGAAGACTCTGAGCGCATCATTATCTTATATGCAAGGTCTGGATCTTTTAGCATTCCTCTGTAAAGGATTACACCTGGAAGCAGCTCTGTCCAATCTAAAGAATTTATATCATCAACTATATTTAAACTATGCATCTGTTAACCCCTGTCTCCATAAAGCTTTTGCCATGACGGCGATTTAAACTGGTCTGAATAATCTTTCGGAGGTTGTTTTTCTCCAGTGTGCTCTACAATGGTCCAAAAAAATGGAGCGGTAAATCTGTTTCCAGACTTTACTGGTCTAACTCCATGAGCATAATACTTATCTCCTGGGAAAAAATAAGCTGCCCTAGGCTTTGGCTTAAATTCAATACCGTGTCTTGGAAAATACAGCTCTCCACCTTCGTAATCATCGTCAAAGTAGAATAGTCCAGCTATGTCATAGTAAGGAAAATCATTTGGTCTTCCTTCTTCTTCTCCTGTGTGAAACTCTTTATCTGCATGAGGCTCTTGTCTTGCTCCGACTGGCCATCTAACAATTGCTGGGCCAGTTGCTTGAACGTTAACATTAAAAAATTTATCTACTTCTATTTTTAGCCTATCAATCATGTCCCATAGCAAATCAATTATTGCTGGATCAGATTTTTTTAGTGAGGCTGCAGTACAAACTCTATCTTCCCAAATATTTGCATCGTAAAGCACTAAACCGTCTTCATCAATATGGGTCTCTGTTTTATCCCAAACTTTATTAGTTAGAGCAAAGTTAATAAGCCTCTTCTGTTCTTCTTCTGTTATAAAGTTTTCTAGCTCAACAATATTATCTATTGAGTCCCCAAAAAAACCTGATGGTGTAATTGATATAGGAGCTCTTCCGCCCCCCATAATTCCTTGATTAACTATTTCCATAAGTACAATATACCATATTCTATATCAAATATCACTAGGGCTATACTCTATAACCTTTAGCTTTAAAGCTTTTATTTCATGATCACCCAAGGCTTTTCCCTTATGGTCAACACCATTTCTGTAAAAATCGGACCAGCTAAACTTTTTGTTTATTTCATGAACTGCCATAGAATATTCATATAGTTCTTTTTGTGAAACTTCTTGTTCTTTTGGTTCTGGTCCTATTTGTATTTCTGAATTATTTAAATCTCCAAGACTGATTGGTATTATTGAGCATATTGGGTGACCAGCTGGAATTGTAATTTCTTTATTTGGAGATGTGATCATCCAAGCTACTGGAAGATCTGCTCTAAAGAATGATGTGCTTATTAATGTTGTAAAAGGAGATGCACCATCAATAAAAAAATTAGGAGCGGGCATGGTCAGCAATGTTACATTTTTTTCGGTTTTAAATTTAATACCTGTATTAAAACTTATTGTTCCGTTTGCTCTTCCAGCATAAGCGTATTTGTCACCTTTTAAAATCTTGACATGGGATGGATCAAAATTTGAAATACCGTCCCAAATAAAAGTTATATCTTCTGGAAAACTTAAATACCACCCTAATGTATTTGTTAAAGTTACTGGAAAGCAATGATAGGCATGCTTTTGCCAAGTGCTATCCATCCAGTCTCTTTTAACTGGAAGAGTCTTTATTTCTGCAAAGCCTTCTTTGGTTTTATAAGCTTTTATTATTTCCACTCATTGCACTTTCTCTTGCAGCGGCAGAATTAGTCCTTTTCATTCTAAGAAGATCAAACTCCTGATTGTGAGTGTTATCGTTGTAATCAAGCATTGTAACTATTGAATACTTAACTCCTGATTTGACTGGCATTGCTCTGTGTGAAAACAAATAAGTTGAAGGAAAAATAACTATATCTCCTGCCTCTGGAGTTATGGTTAAATTAAGTTTAGGGAAATATAATTCCCCTCCTTCATAGTCATCGTTTGGATATGAAACCAATGAAACTGTTGCTATGTAAGAAAATCCATGATCTGAATGCTCTTGGAAATGCTGGCCTTCTCCATATTTAATAAAGTTCATTGCTTCCCAGAATTGCATATCAATGTTATAAAGTTTGCAGTAATCTTTAACTGCATCTATCTGCATATCGTATGCTTTTTGCCATATTTTATTTAAATCTTTTCTGCTTTCTGGCATGTTGGGCATTTCCTGCTTTTGAATTTTAAAATCTACACAGTCTCTATATGAAGGTACTTTTACATCATATCCTACTGTTGCTTCTCGCCACTCAAAATCATCATCATATTTAGACAGTAGATCTTCTACGTCATTGATGATATTTTTATCTATTTGATTTTTATAAACCCATAGACCAGGAGATATCTCATTTTTTAAAATATCTTTACTCAAAGAACTAACTTCCTATTCTGTAAAAGATGTACCGTCCCATGACATTCCAGTTTTTACCTGCTCAATGTCTGACTCTGGTACTTCAACTGCAGAAATTCCATTAACTTCTGCTTCTTTGTATAGATTATGTCTTTTTAAAGTATATACTCTAATAACTGCTTTTACAGTGTTGTTTGAAATAAGAGCTACGGAGTATGGAGAAACTTCATTTCTTTCGACATCAAACTCTGAGAAAGAATTTCCATCCCATACTGAATCTAATTTAACTTTTTTGCTTTCGGTTACATCTTTACAGAAAAACTCAGATGCAAACAGTTCTGAAAATCTATCTATTCTATTTAGATCTTCATCTACATTTTCAACATCAATTTTATCTATAACTTTATTTAATGATAAGATCGCATAATGTTTAGTCATATTAGTACGCCCTCAAAGAAAATTGGCCGCCACCAAATGCTGGTGGAGAAAAGAAGCCAGGTGGGAAGAACGGTGGGCTGAAGAAGCCAGGTGGGAAGAACGGTGGGCTAAAGAAGCCAGGTGGAAAGAACGGTGGGCTGAAGAACACTGGCGGGAAGAACGGTGGACTGAAGAAGCCAGGTGGGAAGAACGGTGGGCTAAAGAAGCCAGGTGGGAAGAACGGTGGGCTGAAGAAGCCAGGTGGGAAGAACGGTGGGCTGAAGAAGCCAGGTGGGAAGAACGGTGGGCTAAAGAATGAAGGCGGTAGCGTCGTAACTGAGTTAGAAAATGCTGAAAATGAACTAGAGCCATTTGCATTTCTTGCTCGTACTCTGTAAGCTTGTGCAGTATTTGCTTCATTTGCAATAGTTGTGCTTCCATTTGATGCGGTTGTAACTGTTTTATTTTTTGGAGTCGCTTCGTTTGATTCAATATATATATCAATTACTGTTTTTCCACCATTTGCATTAAGTGTCCATGCAATTGTATCCAAATCTACACCAGCTGTTGCTGTTGGGGTATTTGGTGCTTGTGGAACAGTAGTTGCTGTTGCTGCTGGTGCAGCAACTGCATTTGAAGAATTGTCTAAATAGGAGTCATAAGACGAAACTGCATATGTATGTGAAGTATTTGAGCCTAAGCCAGTTATTAATGCTGTATTTGTACCATAAGCAACAGTTGCCCGTAGAACTCCAGCTTCATAAACTTTATATCCAGTAGGTGTATTTCCTGCTACTGGAGCGGACCATGAAACTGTAATTGCTCCGTCATTAAACGCTCTAGCGTTGTTTACTCCGTTTAAATAATCTGTTGCGGTTACTCCAGTTACTGGATTTGGTCCCACAAAGTTATCTTGAGCAGATGACTTTCTACCTATATGTTTTGACATTTATATATCTCCTATTTCTTTATATTAATTAAGCTTTTAGATCTCCAGCAAGTAACCAAGTATCTGTTGCAACCTTTGTTAGTGTTGCAGAAGATGATAGAGCTCTTAGTGTCTGTCCTGGTGTTGCAAGAGGTGTGACTCCGCTTGCGAAGGCAAAACTTGCTCCAGTTCCAGATGCCTGGTAGAAGCTTATTGAAGTTCCAATTGGATATGCTGTTGTTGCATTTGTTGGTACTGTAATTACCTGTGTACCTGAAATTGGTATTAACTGATCTCTCAGGGCAAGTCCGCCTGTTGACAGGTTGTATGCTGCAGAAATTGTAGTTCCAATTACAGTCAATGATGGAACTCCTGCCTTTGTTTGTGTTCCATCTGTAAATGCTATACCTGAAGCTGAAGCAGTTACTAAACCAGTTGCTGTTATTGCTGGTGCAGTTAATGTACCAGTAAATGTTGGAGAAGCTAGTGGTGACTTTAGTGCAATTGCATTTGTAACTGTTGTTGAGAACGAAGCATCATTTCCAAGTGCAGTTGCTAACTCATTAAGAGTATTAAGTGCTGCTGGTGCTGATGCAACAAGATCTGCTACTGCTGTTCCAACAAATGCTGTAGTTGCAACTTGTGTTGTAGAAGTTCCTGCTGCTGCTGTAGGAGCTGTAGGAGTTCCTGTAAGATTTGGTGAAGCAAGTGGTGCGTAAGTTGAAGCAGCTGTTGTTGAATCTAGCTTATTTGAAAGATCTGTAGTTAATCCTGAGATCTTAGACTGTGCAATTCCAGCAGTTGCATTTATATCTGCATCTGTAATTGTTCCATCAAGTATCATTCCTGTTGTTACTGTTCCTGCTGGAAGAGTTACTGTACCAGTAAATGTTGGCGAAGCAAGAGGTGCCAGTAGGCCAAGTGCTGTGTCAAGGCCTGCTATCTTTGATGTTGCAATTTCTGCTGCTGCGTTAATATCTGCATTTACAATTGCTCCATCTGCAATTTTGCCAGATGTTACTGCTCCTGCTGCTATCTTACCTTCAGTAACTGCAAGTGCTGCAATTTTATCTTCTGTAACGGCTGAATTATTAATTGAGGCAGTTACAACGGATCCTGCAAAAATCTTTGCTGATGTTACTGCATCGTCTGCAATCTCTGAAGTTCCAACCGCTCCTGCTGCTATCTTTGCTGCTGTTACTGCATCGTCTGCAATCTCTGAAGTTCCTACTGCAGATGTGGCAATATGAGTTGATCCAATTGCATCTGCTGCTATTTTAGAAGCAGTAACTGCTAGGTCTGCAATCTCTGAAGTTCCAACCGCTCCTGCTGCTATCTTTGCTGCTGTTACTGAGTCGTCAGCAAGTTTAGCTTCTGTGACTGAAACTGCTGCAATTTTTGCAGTAGTTACAGAAGAATCAAGCAAGCTTGTTGTTGCAACAGAATCTACGGCCATGGACGCTGCAACAACAGATCCAGCTGTAGGGGTTCTAGTATCAGAAAGTCTTGAATCTGATGTATAAACTAAGTTTGCTGTATTTGAAATTCCATGAACATCTGTTGTATCAATAACATGTGCTGTAAAATCTGCTGTAGCAAGTTTTGTTGCAACTGTATTATTAATACCAGTTATTGTTGCTGTCATTGCTGCTGCATAGTTTTCATTATCGCCAAGTGCATCTGATAGCTCGCTTAATGTGTCTAGCAATGCTGGTGCTGCTCCTATAAGATCTGCAAGCTCTGTTTGAACGTATGCTGTTGTTGCAATTTTAGTAGAATTATCATTAGCTGCTTGTGTTGGTGCTACAGGAGTACCATCTAAAACAACACTTGTTAAAGTTTTTCCAGTAAGTGTTTGAGCACCTGTCAAATAAACTAGATCTGCTGTATTTTGAATTCCATGAACAGAAGTTGTATCAGTTTCGTGAGCTGTTAATGCGCTGTCAACATATGACTTAAGCGCAACTACATTTGAATCTACTGTAATTGTGATAGTATTTGAACCATCATTATATGTCTTTGTAAGACCCGCACCCATTGTAAGTGCTGTATTAATTGCGTCTTGGGAAATTTCACCAATCGCTACATCTGAGTTATTTGCGTAAGCAAGGGCTGTCCATGCTGTTGAACCGTTACCAAACTTAAAGAGGTTAGTATCTGACTCAACGCCGAGCTCTCCTGCTGCCAAAGTTGGATTTGCTGAGGTCCATTGTGAAGCGGTTCCTCTTCGTACTTGAATTCTTACTGTTGCCATTTTATTACCCCTTTATATTTTATTTATACTGCTTATTATATCATTTATTACTTTAAGCTAGAGCACCTGAATCAAAAACCATTGAAACATCATTATCTGTAGAGGATGGTGATCCTCCATCGATAAACTTATTTATTCCTGTTGGAGTGACTCCATTTGCCTGTACTGTATATATTGGCTGCCCATTATAATCAATAGCTAAACCAATATCCATAAAGCTAATATCTTGTGAAGTGTCTGGGATCTCAGAATTAAGTGCAATTGGGACCCAAGCACCATTTATTTGAAGCTGTAATTTATTTGTTACTGTATCAAATCTAAGGGGTGTTTCTCCTAAAACAACATTAGACCCAAATGTGGCAGTTCCTGCGACATTGAGCCCATTCTTTACTTTAAAATTCTTATCTACTGTTGCCATTTAAGTTCACATATCCCCTAAGTTTTTGTTGGGGGATTTTTAAGGAATCCCCCCGAAACCTTTATTTAATTATTTAATTAGTATTCCAACAACAATAACTTCTGTGTTAGCGTTTGCTGGTGTTACTCTGACTCTTACATCTGATCCAGAATAATCTGCTGTTACTGCTGCTAGTTCTGTTCCGTTTGAATATGTAATTCCATATTCAGAAACTCCTACGTTATTTGCAGTATCAAGTGTTACAACCAAGTCTGAAACCTGGGTGTGAACACCATTCTTTGCTTTAACTACAAGCTTAGCGCTTCTGTAGTCTGCTGCTACCCATGAAATAGCTGTTGTTTCTGCTGCCACCGCAATGTTTCCAGTTGTTGCTGCGACCTGCTTAGCAACATCATTGTAATTAATTGCTGTAAATGATGTAGTTCCATTTTGCTGAGCAGTATTAGCTGCTGCTGCTGTTGCTTCTGCTGCTGCTTGAGCTGCGTTAGCCTTAGATGTAGCATCTGATGCGGCTGTTGAAACTGCTGTTGCTACGTTTGCTGTAGTTGCTAGAAGTGAAGTATCTGCAATTCCGTGAATGTTTGTTGTATCTGCGCTGTGTGCTGAAAGCGCTGCTGCTGCTGTTGCTTCTGCTGCTGCTTGAGCTGCGTTAGCTTTTGTAGTAGCATCTGATGCGGCTGTTGAGATAGCTGCTGCTTGAGCTGCGTTGGCTTTTGTAGTAGCATCTGATGCAGCTGTTGAAACTGCTGCCGCAATATCTGTTGTTACTTGAGCTGAGTTAGCCTTTGTTCCAAGGGCTGTTGTTATAGTTGTTGTGTAATTAGCATCATCATTGATTGCTGCTGCTAATTCATTTAATGTGTTAAGAAGTGATGGTGCGCCATCCACTAATGAATCTACTGCAGTTGAAATTGCTGTGTTACGGTTTGAAACCTCTGTTGAGATTGCAGATGAAAGCGCTGCTGCTGCTGTAGCTTCGGCTGCTGCTTGAGCGGCGTTGGCTTTTGTAGTAGCATCTGATGCTGCTGCAGACTGTGCTGCGTTGGCTTTTGTAGTAGCATCTGCTGCTGCTGCTGAGATAGCTGCTGCTTGAGCTGCGTTAGCCTTAGATGTTGCATCTGATGCTGCTGTGGCTTCTGCTGCTGCTTGAGCTGCGTTAGCTTTTGTAGTAGCATCTGCTGCTGCAGTTGATACTGAAGCTGCGTCGCCTGATACTCTAAGTGCTGCTTCTGCTGCTACCTTAGTTGTTGCATCTGTTGCTGCTGCTGTAGTTGCTGCTGACTGTGCTGCTGCTGCTGAGCCTGCTGCATCGTATGCTGCGGCTGTTGCTGCAAGTGCACGAGCATCTGTAAAATATTTGTTTGCTGCATTTTCTGCAAGATCCGCTGTGTCATGATTTGAAAGACTTGAAACTGTACCTGTTACATCACCAGTAAGGTTACCAACAAATGTAGCAGTAATTGTTCCTGCGGCAAAATTGCCTGATGCATCACGCTTAACTACAGTATTTACTGTGTTAGCTGAAGTTGCTGTACCACCAATAAGACCAACAATGTAGTCTTGGTCTGCCTGTGCCTTGGTTAATACACCAAAACCGTTAACGGTAGCTGTTCCACCCTCAACGATAAGACCATTTTTAATTCTAAAATTCTTGTTTACTGTTGCCATTGATATGACTCCCTTTTACTGCTTTTTTTATGCTTTTAATGCTGTTCTAAAATATCTTACTTTTATTGATCCTGAAACAGGTGTTACGCATAGACTTATTATACCGCTATTTTCTTCAAAAGTAACTGTAGCTAAAGATAAATCTGTGTTTGATACTATATCTGACTCTGAGATATGAACATCAGTTCCATCGTTAAGCAAGACAATTGTTGATGTGTGAGTTAAGTTTCCAACAGATTTATCAATCTGTAATGTATATCTAACTGTCTTGTATACTGTCTTTGAGAATGAATCTATAGTTGTTTTATTTTCTATACCGTCTATAGTAAGATCATTGTTTCCGTCCAAACCTAGTAGCTCTGAAGCATTTTCTGCATCTAAAGTAGATAGGTTTGCTTGAAGCTGACTTACTTTATAATCTATTGAGTTTACATCCGTTGATCCGTCTACACCCAGCTTGTTCTCAATTGCCTCAATTGCATCATTGACATTACCGTGCAGGTCTGCATGGCCTTCCATTGATTCAGTTGCGGCAGGATTTGTAAGATTATCTTTTGATGTTGGGTAGCTAGTTGCCAATTTGTCCTCCGTCCAACAGTGTTAATTCTGTGTAACTTGCGTTTGCATACGATGATGTTGGAGTACCACCGTCTAGACCAATTATAGCAGGATTAGTTTCTAATACGCCAGCATTATTGTTAATATCTTCAGAAAAGTTTATTGTTTCTTGAAGGTTAACTGTATGTACATTTCCATCATAGGAATGTGTATGCATATAGAATGGAGCGGGGTCAGTAGTGCCAGGAGTTAAGTCAACCCACACTGCACCGTTGTAAATTTTAATGTTTTTGCTTGTTACATTAAAATAAACATCTCCAGTGGATCCGCTCAACGGATCTTCTGCAAGTGTAAGAAGATTTAATAATGACTTAAACTTTTTGGCCATTTGAAATCCTTATCCTATTACAACTACTCTATATTCTCCAGATGCTGGTGCAACTGCAAACTTAATAGTTATATCTGAATCTGATGTATGCTCAACATCTGCAAGTATCTCTGCATATGGTGCTGCAACTTCGTAGATAGAAATAACTATGTCTTTTGTTCCTAAATTGTGGGTTACTGTATAAGATGTTGCTGAAGTATTTAGCGTAGTCTTATATTTTCTTGTTATCTCATGATAATTTGTGCCATCATTTGTTAATGTCCATTGGTCTGCCGTTTCGTTCCACAAAAGCTCTACATCTGCAGAGGTTCCACGGTTTACCTTAAGGCCAGCATCTGCTAATGGGGCTCCTGTTACGTTTGTGTTAAGAACTACTTTATTATCAACAATATTAACTTCTGTTGTGCTTATTGAGTTAATAGATCCTTGAACATCAAGGTTTCCACCAATGCTTAAGTTACCAGTAATTGATACATCATCTGGCAATCCAATAGTTACTGCTGCGGATTCTGATCCAGAGCCTGATACTGTAATTTCTCCAGATGTTCCTGCAATTGTTGAAACATAGCTTCCAGTTGTATCAGTTCCGAGGGCAACTGAGTTTGGCTCAATTGTAGTTGATATTGTAACATCACCCAAATTGGTCATTGTTGCAGAACCAGTTACATCTCCTGAAAGTGTAATTACTGGATCTGGAATACTTGTTTCGGCTGCAGATGTTAGTCTACCTTGTGCGTCAACTGTAAATGAAGGTATAGATGAAGATGAACCGTAAGATCCAGCGGTTACTGATGTATCGTTTAACTTTAATGTTGTTGTTCCTGCTGCATCGTTATAGGTAGCTGTAAGAGCGGTACCGCCTAATACGGATGAGCCAATGATGTCTTGAATAACTTCTGTAGAGCCAGATGCGGGTGTCCACTCTGTTCCATTATAGAAGTAAAGAATATTTGTGCCAGTATTGTAGTATATTTGACCAGATACTGGATTTGAAGGCGCTGCGCCTAAGTTTTGAATTCTAGCATTGAGCAACTCATTCTTGTTGAGATCAACGCTAACTAAAAATTTTCTTGCCATTTGCTATCTCCTTATGACAGGTATGCTGTCCCTGAAAATGGTTGAGCCATAGTCAGTGTTATTTGATTAGTACTATTGTAGTCTATTCCAGTTTCCAAAATATCGCCTGCACTAGACTTAACTGTTACGTTTGGTTGATATCCTAGTCCATGATTAATAACAACAGAATACACTCCAGATAAAGGACCAGTAACTTGGGTTAATTCCCAAGGATACGCTAGTGTATTATTTGTTAAAAATATTTTGCTTGCTCCTGACCAATTTAAATCAGAAAGCTTTGGTCCGTGAAATGCAGCTGAAAGCATATCAAAGTAAAAATCTCCAGTAAGACCCAAATTTGCTGCTGGGTCTCCATTTCCATTTAGAATGGTTCTTCCTCTTGGTCCTTGTGGACCTGGAGAAGAAATTACTACTTTATTTATTTGCTCTCGAACAACTACGGATTCAGTCATTAAATAGTTACCGATCTATTTAGGGTCATAAACCCTTCAAGGAGCTTTATTTTATTCCCATTAGAATCTACAACCATAACATCATAAGATGATTTCGGATAAAAGATTTTACTTGTTTGTGTTGGTGTCATTCTTACAGTTAATTTACCATTAGGTCCATCAATTGTAATTCCGCCAGATGGTGATGTTAGTGTAACGGCTAATTTGCTGCCGCCTTTTGTATCACGCACCTGCATCTTTGCAGATGCACCAGTAAGATCAATCGCATTGTCATTTTCGTCTTTATATTCTACTATAAAACTAAATGTTGCATTTTGATCTACTTCGAAATTCTTTTGTCCTGCCATTTGCCATAGTCTCCTAAATAGGAATACTCCTGTACTAATTTTAGCACAGGAGTATTTCTAATTGACTATTTTTTGTTTACTTGTTGGTAAACCCAAATGATGGTTCATTAGGGTTGAGTGCTTTCAAAATTACGGGTGCTGTGGCAGCAAATCCGCCAAGTAGTAGGTCTCTTGGGCTGGTGTTGCCTGTCATATATAGAGCAATTGCCGCTCCTAGAAAATGACGTCCATAACTTGCTAGTGCTGCTAGAATCTTCTCTTGCATTGTAACCTTTCCATCTCCATTAAGATCTTCTTTAGCTTTTGCCATTTTTGATCCTCCTTATTTCTAGGCGGGAAGCCTAGGAATTTTGAGCCTTAGCTCAATTCTATAATTGTACCACTATGCGCTAATATCTACCAATTCACAATTGCCATCAGAGCTACAGGCAAGTGTTGCATTTGTAGATGTTCCGTCTTCTGTTTCATAAAAAGATAAATCTTCCCAACGAATGCTTTTTGGCATTTTTGCAACAAGGCTCTGGTACTCTTCTTTTGTTACTTCTTGATACGGTGCCTGCTTATATGAATGATCTGAGTGTGGCAAGAATGAAATTCCAGAAACTTCATCAAAATTTTTGTATACCCAAGCCCCAACTTCCATCCATTCATCTTCTTTTACTGAAACAGTAATAGAAGGCTTATGCTCACACCATGCACGTTGATAAACTAGCCAAATGTTTAAATGCTCAATAGCTGTCAAATCATTTCTAACAATTGCACCCTCTGGAGCTTTTACTGGAAAAGAAAAAACATATGTTTCGTTTGGCTTCATCACATCATCTTCTACTGGTATGCCAACTTCTTTAAGAAAAACAGAAATTGGATCTCCTTTTGAGCCACGAACGGTTCTTATATAGTAAGGAGAATGCCAAGCATGCATACCTGAAGATACTCCAACTAATTGAGATACCGTTCCAGATGGTTTTACACAGGTAATAGCTGCCGACTCAGGAATGCCAATCTTTCCAGCTTCGCTTTTATTTGTTTCTCTTGCAGACTCTTTAAGGCTCATTAAAAATGCTTCAAGCGAAACCAAATCTTCTTTTCCAGACATTAGCTTATGACCAAACTGCCCAGTAAGAGAAACACCAAGTAAGCGTTCTTCTTCTGTATTATCTTTCCAAATTTTACGAATATACTTAAAGTCAGTAAGAGTAGATTGCCATGTTCCAAGAATTGTAGCCAGCTCAACTTTGCGCTCAATTTCTTTTTTTGTGTCGTGTTCACGCAAAACTACTTCTGAAAGATTGCAGAACTGATACGGCCTAAGAATAATTTCTGAGCATGGGTTAGTTCCGTAATGAATTTCTGGATCTCTGCGTCCATACTTTGCTGCTTGTGCTTGAGCTGCTGCAACATTATAGATTCCACGCTCTCCTGATTTTGAATCGTACAATGATTTCCATTCTGCAATGAATTGCTCCATATCTGGTTTTCTAGAATAAGCAACGGAGTTATTTGATAATGCACGTTGTGGGTTTTGCTCCCACCAGTTACCTGATTTAGCCTGTGCCATTTCAATATCATTAATATTTGAAAGAGAAATCATTGCTGATCTACGTACTCCTCCTACTACAACAACTTCACCAATCTTGCACATAATGTCGTGACATTCAATGGGCTTAAGGTTTCTTCCTGTAGCATTCTTAAATTTTGCAATTGTAAAATCAAACAAATTAATAAGGGGCTGCGGTCCAGACGAACGTCCACCCATCGTCTTAAGCCTTGCGCCTGCGGGACGAACTTTAGAAACATCTATTGCTGGAATTTGACCCGACCATAGTAGCGCTAACAACTCACGGTATGCTTTTGCCCAGCCTTGCTTTGAATCTTCAACCGTAATTACAGTAGTTGACTTTTCTAAAGATTCTGGGACGGAAGGAAGCTTATTGATGTACTTATACTCAACAGAAAAACCTACGCCAGTGCCACACATAAGAATATACATTGTTTCATCAAACGAACGTGGTGAATCAACTGGAAGAAAAGCACAATTGTACCCCGCTACATTATCTCTTTCTAGAGCTGCTCCTGAAGTCATTACGGAACGCATAGAGGGCATGACATTTCTTTGGAATACACCGTCTTTTAATTCCGCAACAAGCTTTTCAGATGGAATGTAATTGTAATTTGTTTCTAAGTGCTTCAGCATAAAGTTAAAATATCGATCTACTGTCTCACCCCACGTTTCACGACGGCTCTCTTCTGGAATCCATCTGGCGTAACGAGATAACGCAATAAAATTTTCGTATGGGTTTTCAATAGTCTTGGACATTAATAGTACCTTTTTCTCCGCCTAGCGGTTTAATTTAATTTAAGTAGAGTCTTATTCTACCAAACTTTTTTAAGAAAGTGAAGAGTTTATTAATAAAACAATTAAAAACAAGCTTATTATTAGTTAACTAAAATAAAATATTGCACTAATCTAGGTTGACATATTAATACTCACAATGGTATTCTTATAGTTCGTTATCTCTATTGGAGGAAATGCCTATGGAGAATATAAAAGAAAAACTTAGCGATGTTTTACATCACTATGTTGCAATAACAGTAGCTATATTGTTTTTATTTACTGGTCAACCAGAAATGATTCAATCAGCATCTGCTCTGGTTGCAAAACCAGATGTAAAAACCGAAGCACAACTTAACAAGGAAACGCTGAAGCAATTCAGTAATACTGTGTGGAAACCATCCGAATCTTTAACAGATAAAGAATTGGTTGAACTTCTCAAGGCTGTAGGCTTTGAGGGTAGCGCCCTTAAAATGGCGTGGGCTGTAGCTAAAAAGGAGTCTAACGGACGCCCAATGGCTTATAACGGCAACAGGAAAACTGGAGACAGTTCTTACGGAATTTTTCAAATCAACATGCTAGGAAACCTAGGTGATGATCGTAAAGAAAAATTCAAACTGGACAGTAACTATTCGTTATTTGATCCAGCAATCAACGCAGAGATAACGTATTATATGACCAATGGCGGTCAAGATTGGTCGTCATGGAAAGGTTTAACCACTAAGACAAAAGAGTGGCTAAACAAATTTCCATCTAAAAATTAGAAAGGAGTTAATATTAAGGTACAACTAGTATCTAAGTATTTAACTCTTGCAAGAGAAGGCCTTGTTGCGTCAATGGATTGTCCATTATGCCAAGGCTTTCTCTTTGCCAATACAGATACCGAAGATAGTATATACTTGTATTGTTTGGCCTGTAATTATAAAAAGCAAATTGGCTTGGCCCTTTATGACAGAATGGAAAAAGAAGTTAATGAAAAAAGTTGATTTAGACCAGGATTTAGTTAGAGCAGTTTCAAGGAATATACCGTGTATACATATGAATACAGATTTCTTGGCAGCTAATGCAATATCAGTATTTCTTAAGTATTTAAATCACCATCTTGAAAGTGGTAGCACTTTGCAAGAAGCTATAGATGGAATTAAAACAAAAGATGTCGAATGAGGCGGGTTCTGAAAAAAGCGATGCTCTTGAAGACAATTTGCCACTAGTAAACTACATAATGTCTCACAGGATATACGACATTATGGTTTTAATTGCTAATATGCTGGCAAAATCCGAAGAAGATGTACAAAAAATAGAAAAAATGATAGAATATCATAAAGATGGGTTCCTCCTTGGGCCTAATCCAGCGTATAATAACTTGAAGGAAGAAAATGAATAAAGAATCAGCAATAAAACTAATGCTTGAAAAGTTTCTTGAAGGAAACAGATACCTTGGTAAAGGTTCTGGAATGCCAGAAGAAGAGGTTGAAGCTAAAATTTCTGAAGGCTTAGTTGCAATGGAATATCTTCTATCAGAAGTATATGATGAGATGTTAGCAAATAATTTGCTTAAGTAATAAAAAGCCCCAGAAATGGGGTTTTTTTATTATAAGTGGTATAATTAATAAATGGCAAGAGATCATTTTAAACAGGTTATGGCTCGTCCTTATTTTGCTGATTTTAATAACAACAATAAACACGAGTGCAAATCTTGGCTGTGCAAATTTGAAAATTTTTTAGATAAATTTTTTAGGAGGAAATAATGTTTTACGATAAACCAGAATGCAAAACAATTGTTACAACAATTGATGATTATGGAACAAAGACTGGGGTTTTTGTTTTTAAAAATATTATACCTAAAGAAATTTTAAATTCAGTTAAAGACCAGCTTGAAAAAGAGTCTGAAATTACAACCAAGTACGAAGAAACATTAATTGATTGGTATGCTGATAAAACAACTGGAGCAATTGATGGAATAATAGATATTTGGGAATTTATATCTGAATTAATTTTTCCAGAATATGTTATTCACCCATCTAGAAATTTCTTAAAAGTAAAACCTGGAGATAACGGAATGTTTATTCATTCTGATTCACCAGGTAAGCATTCTTGTCATCTCTTATCTCAGCCAGATGTTTTTCAAACATGTTGCATAATTGACTACGGTCTAGTTGCGTACTTTGGAAAGTTTGAAGGCGGAGCAATATTTTATCCAAACATAAATCCCGATGGAACAAAGAAAACAACGAACTTTGATGGACCATGCTTAGAGTATCAGCCAGAAGAAGGAGATGTAGTAATACACGGAGCATTTTCTGATTACGCACACGGTGTTAGAGAAGTTACTTCTGGGACAAGATACGCCTACTCTAATTTTGTTTTAAAAGCTGAAGATAATCCTGGAACATTTTATAATTACAAAAGTGATGAGTACTTTGAGCAAATTGGAGATAAATCTTCTAAGTTTGAGGTTGAATGGATGAAGCCATTAATAGAAAATCCTCAGTTTACAAAAGAAAAAATTAAAGAGATGCAAGACTCTGGATTAAAAGGATTAGATTTGGCAGAAGCATTTTTTGCAGATATGGCAGAAGAAGAAGCACTTAAAGCTTCTTTAAAAAATTAATTTCCGCCCCAATTTCCTTTAACACTAGCAAACGGCTTTAGCCTTTCATTAAAAATTGGTTCTTGATCAGACCTATAAAAAAATATAGGATTGTTTTCTATATTTTTTTCATTTGTACATTGAATGTAATAATCATTATCTTCTATAAATTTTGCGTACATTAAATCTGGTATGTATTTAATAGAACTAAGACTTGACTGATAAGACCATCTTTTCCCAGACAATATTTTTTTTACAGAATGAACAACTTCTACATTATGAAGAATCATGTCTCCAGTTTTAGGCTTGTATGTAATGCCATACTCTGGATAATGAATTTCCCCACCCTCAAAGTCTTCTGAAAAATAAATTATAAACGACATGTGGCCAAGGGTTACTTTTGTATAGTTTTTTAGTGGTTTTAGAACAGCTGCATTGTGGTAATCTACAAAAAAATTATATATATCTACGTGAGGAGAAAATGTATAATTAGAATTATTATTTTTATCTAACTGTCGACACAAAAGCTTATCCCAGGGGCCGCCTAAATTGTTTTCAGAAATATTACTTTGAGATTCGTAGTTAAATTCTTCATGCAATCTTTGTCTATATCTATCTAAAGATTTAGATGTAAATTCAGAATCGTGTGATTCTGAATCTTGGCAAGCTTCATTTATTAAATCTATACATTCTTGCTTAGATAAAAAGTTTCTATATATATAGACCTCATCTGAAAGCTTTTCAAATTTTTTGCTTGAAAGAAGCTTTAAATTTAATTCTAGTATTTCAGGATTAGCATTAACCATTATATAAACTATCTACTAAAAAAGTGCGGCGAAAAGTGAGCCGAAAAATAGAGACTCTAATATTAAGTATTAACATATTTACCCATGTGAGTAAAATCGTGTGGAAGCTTTTCATTTAAACATTCAGAGCATAGCAACTTAATGCTTTCTAATTGTGCTCCACCTCTTATAGAACAAAATCTAGATTCGCATATATGAGGATCATTTAAATCCTTAGCGCTTTCTAGTTTAATAGTTAGCTTCACGTATGCATCTTCATCGCAGTATTCGCATTTGCCTTCTTCATAGTTTAACCCAGTTAGTATGCTGTATTTACTCATCCGCAATAATCTTCCTTATCATCTCAATGTAAGCTAAGGTTTCTTCCTCAGTAGGCCCTTTTATATATTCTTCCACTGGTATGCCAGCCCACATTATAAAAAGGAGGGCGGAAAGAGGAACATCATAAGCTATCATTTTACTATTATACTCCACATACAAACTAGATGTATCTTTTGTTAGATAAATCACTTTTAATACCTTCTAAAAGCATTTCCTTTTGATTATCAGTGCTAAAATTATAATCTGTATTTAAGGGAAGGGTCATAAATATAAGCGATCCTCTTTTGGTCAAAGGAATGGTTTGATGAAGAGTCATTCCTCTCATATATAGCATATCACCTGGTTCTAAGACAACTTTATTTTCTTTTTGATCCACATCATTTGGGTCAACTAAAGTCCATTCTACTTGACCAAAACAATTTATGTGAACAACATCTGCACTATCATTGTGAAGACCAGCATGTATTGTATTTATCGACTTTTCTCCAGTTTGCATGAGACTAAGATAATAAGTGTCTATATTCCCGTAAAGTTTAGATAAATCTTTTACTATAATCTTCCATTCAGGAAAGTAATTAAGGTGATCTGCCTCTATTGTCTGTCTTGGGCTTCTAAAACAGTTTTTATCCCAATCTGAAATCTGTTCGTCATATACACTATTGCAATACTCTATAAACATTTCTGGCGTTATTTCTGAATCAAGGCAATTTTTTAAAACAGAAAACGGGAGATCCTTAAGTTTTGATTCAAGTATATGGGTTACTATTCTGCTAGTCATGTAAGTATTATACTCTCTATTAAGTGAGAAACCAAGTAGGCCTATTGGGATTTGAACCCAAAGTCGATTGCATATAAGACAATTGCTTTAACCAGATTAAGCTATAGGCCCTTATATTAGCCTATTATCTGATATATAATACCAAGGATGAAAGTCATTACAGTTACTATGGCTACTGCAATAATTAACTTCATCTTTCTATCCCGCCTTTTCTTATGTATTTTTTTCTTTGTTTTTAATGATTTATCTGGGGATATTAGATTTTAGGAAAGCCCCCCTACCCCCCAAATTTTTTCTTTTTGGAAAGATAGAGAAAGCAGTTCCTGAACATATATCCACAGATGTCATCTGGTACATATTGAGTTTCAGGGTAAGCCCCCCACAAAGCAAACTAAGTGTAGCATTTGTTATTTTACAAAGTCAATGGATTTTAAAAGATATTCTAGTCGACTGCTTTATTAATAAACTTATTGTAAGATGTTTTGTTTATTTGCAAAATTTCATAATCTATAAATTCATCTTTAAATAAAATTTTATTTTTATTAGATTCATTCTCCCAAAGTGATCCTTTAAGTGGTGTTGCATCATATTGATATATAAAATTTTGTGCTACTAGTTTAGGGTTTTTGTTTATTGCATAATCCCATGCAGAGCAGTCTACTGATAAAAGTATAGATCCATGAATACCATCAATATCATAATCATGTAGTTGTTTAAACATAGCAAATCTTGCTTTGACTTCATCTAAAACATATTTAATTGGCTTTGCCCTTTTTATTGCAGCAAAAGAAGAATTTGGTAGATAAATTTTTTTATTGCCATTTCTTTCCAAAATATACTCTACAAAATCATAGCAGCCTTGACAATAAACCCTTTTGCCATCTTCCGATCCTTTATATACCAACATAGAAGTTGTAGGGCTATTTGGCGTACCGTATCCCCATTTTCCTAGATCTGGCATTATAAATGTTTCGTTTAGCTTATTGGTAATATTGTATTTAATTATGTCTAAGGGCAATCGAGCTACGGTATCTAGATCTACATATACCCCACCATGATTGTATATAACAATATACCTCCAAAGATCTGCTAAAAATGCTCCCCAAAGTTTAGATGAAAGCTCAGATAGATCTTTATCTCCAAAATCATTTATCTGGCTAATCTTTTCTTTTTGATTGGAGTATCTGTATTCCCATTCTGGGTTAACCTGTTTCCAGGTTTCTACGTTTATATTAAAGGGATATTGTAAATTTTCAAAATCTTCTTTTCCAGTTTGCCATATAATTTTTGGAATATCTACGCCAAATCCAAAGAATGGTAATTCTGAATCAATCAATGCTTTGCCTTACTTGTCAATTGTGCTAATTTTTTTTACATGTATCTCGCAAAGGTTATATTTAACACCTTTGCTGTTGATCATACTTGTATATGCGTATTTATCGCAAAATGAACATGTCATATCTCTATTGTACCACCGCCTTATATTCTAGTCGACTGTTTTTTAGGATTTAAGAAAATGTTAATATATTTTTTACATGTATGATACACACCCTGGACAAAACGGACATTTTGGATAGTGCGCCCATTATTCTTTTGGGCTTGAGCGTGAGTGTGATGAGCATCACAAAGATTTTTTTGCGACACGCCCGAGATGTGCCTCAATTTGTCAGTCCCCCATGCTATGCTTAAGGTATAACAAACAAACGAAAGGTACTCATCTAATGAATACACTAAATAGAATAAAGGCAGAGCAAGACCTTGCTCGCCACATAGCGCATGAAAAGGCTATGGCTAAGTCACCTTGGATAAGGGAGAGCGTACAGGCTTTCCGCAACGCTACACCTGAGCAATTAGCACAGGTCGAGGCTATTCGCCTCAAGCGAGGTATGTGACACAACTCACACCCCACAGGGTGCGTGTCGGCTTGATAATGTCAGCCCAATAGGCTACAATTCCATTATAACCAACAAACGAAAGAAGAACAGTAAATGACAATAACATACACAATTTGGGACGGCTCACAATTCCTCGGATTTCAAACCGCTAATAGCGTAGATGAGATGACTAAGACAGTTAAAGATTTACAAAAGATTTCTAAAAATGTAGTAGCACACTTGCGAAAGGTAGAAACTAACTAATGACACTAGATGAATACAAGCAAATGGTGGAGGCGCAACGCCTCGCCTCTCTAGCCATAGCACTAGAGGCACTTACTAAATCAGAGGCTATTGCTAAGGAGATGAATAAGTAATGTCATACGCATACTCATACGAGAATAACAGCGTATCTAAATGGGATACTATCCAAGAAGATGTCGCAGACGCATACACATACCTTGATGAGGTAGATGAGGAACAACCTCCACTAGATGAGTTTAATGATGAAGATACAGACGAACTAGCAAAACTATACGCACTATCATGGGAGAATTAATAATGACTATCGAACTAAATGAATACGGCTTAATGCTTGACTTAGGGGACTTCCTCTATCTATCCCTATCATGGGCTTTCCTTATCTTGTCTGCCCTTGTTTTTATCGGTTATAAGGTTTATAAGAGAATACAGGCGCATAGATGGGCATCTCTAATTAACAATGAAATGGATAAATTACCTAATGATGAGTGGGGTGTCTAATGAATAGACTACTAACTACACTAGTGCAGTTATCTATTGCTATCCCCGCCCTTATTATGGGGCGCATAGTAGTGCGTGAGTGGATAGATGAATGGCAACACATAAAGTCGGAAAGATCACACTAGCCTAACGGCGTGTCGGCTTGACAATGTCAAGCTGGCCCGCAAAAGAGCGGGGTTATCCACAGGGTTACGGGCATCTGTGGAAAACCCCAGAATTTATGTGATAATTATCACATAGGCTGAGCGTCTCACATCTTGGAATTACTGGCTAGTAGGTAGATAAATGTCAGACCCCCGTGGTAAAATACTACCATAACGAAAAAGAAAGGTGGTCTCAAATGACTACACTAACAAATACACATACACACACTCCACACATGGAGAGCGTATCTACTACCTATGGCATGGGCGTAGATGTCGAATACACTTTCTGCGAAACATGCGAGCAGAACATAGATAGAGTTTATTTCTATGATGACTATGACCGCTTACCATTTTACACCGATTGGAGTTTAACTAAATGAGTATTTTAATTTCATCAGAGGTTTTAGAGAATAGAGAGTTATCTAACTCTAATCCATACATGTACCAAAAGGCAAATACTTATTTGCTATCATGCACAATTTGTTCGAATAACTATTTAGAGATTTTTGCAAAAGATGCAGACTTTACTAAATTCACATGTGAGGAGTGTTGGTAATCATGCCAGTTTATGAGTTTAATGCTTTTATAAATGTCGAGGCTGAATCCTATGATGAGGCTATTGATACATTTCAATTTCAATTAAAATACGGAATAAATAAAAATAATGTTTATGTTGCCGACATAAGAGATTTGGAGTTAAGCGAATGAAATCACAATTCGAAAAAGATTTAGAAATTAAAGAAAGTTTTATTGATTTACTAAATGATGTTTATCCTACTGTAAAAATTGGTTATTCAACTTTTACACCCGCCGAAATTTTGGAATGTTGCGACCCTGTTGCTTTTGCGATTGGATTAGTTGAACATGAGGATTATCTAGCAGAAATGGAAAACGAATAATGGATTTTTTTGGATTTGAAAAAGCAATTGAAATTGATCATCTTACCGATGAGCAAATCTTAAAGCTTGAAGAAATTTTTAAGGATTTCGAATAAGCAACGGCGTGTCTACTTGACAAAAGTTGATGCGCCCGCAAAAGAGCGGGGTTATCCACAGGCTTACGGGACTTATCCACAACCCCCTGGAATTTACGACACGCCCGAGATTTTGTGATTTTTATCACATGAGTTGAGCGTCTCAAAATGTGGAATTACTCGCTAGTAATTAGATTATGTCAGTGGGTTCGTGTATAATTCCATACATAACAACAACGAAAGGCGGACTCAAATGTCAGCAAATGTCTATACTATCGAAAGCCTACTTGTAGGAAAAATGTATCGCTCAAATTCTCTTACTGGAGAAATTATCTCAGCAGAAAAAAATGATAGTGTCTGGTATGCAAATGCAGATACTTACAAAGTGCAGGTACGCCCAATTTATTCTGCACCGCTAAATCTAAAAGATACTTACCGCTATTTAGCCGTAAAAACTTCCGATTAAATAAAATCGAAACAGGGGCAGTTTAGAGGGAGTCCTCGCCCAATGTCGTAAGTAAGAACCCTCGCAAAATTTGTCAGTGCTAACTGATACAATAACTAAATAAACAAACGAAAGGAAAACTATGTTAAACATAATCGACAAAACCGATTTCTATGAAATCGCAGACGAGCAACATTTTTGTTGTGATGAAAGTCAATTTAAGTATTACTGTATCGAACACCTAGAATTTATGGGTTGCTACTTTTGCGGATTTGACTATGACAAAGATTGCGAGGAACAACACTAATGATTAACTCAGTATTAACAATAGATTGCCAAGATTGCCACGGACACGGAGTAATCTTTTTTGGTAATGATAATGATTTTGATTGCGAGCCTTGCGCTTGCGTAGATGACGGCTCACTATTTTGGAACGGAGAAAATGACTAATGTATAAATTAACTTGTGCTTATGACGGACACGCTCCTCATTGGTCAGCAGAATACGAAAGCGAATTTGGTGCTTGGGAAAACTTTTTCTTATTCACCGATTGGGGATTTGCTAACGAATACTCAACTGTAAATATTTACACGCCAACAGGCAAATGCTATACAAAAGTTTTCTACAGAACAGGAATGGTATCAGTTAAATGATGACACGAAAAGATTATGTCGCAGTAGCAGAAATTTTAAAGTTCGCAAGCGATAAAGCACACCCAGCACTATTTTCTAAAATGGTAAATGATTTTGCGGAAATGTTCGCAAAAGATAATGAACGATTTGATGTAAATAGATTTCATGAAGCGAGTGGGTATCATGTCCCAAAATTCACTTCGAGATAAAGTAAAGCGAATTCAGGAATTGCGTCGCAGTAATGCGGCGCAACCTGTTCGCAATAAGAAAAAATATTTTAGAAAGATCAAACATAAAAATAAATATGCAGAGTAATGCATAGCTATGCAGGCCCGCAATACTGCGGGGTTATCCACAGGCTTACGGCAGTTATCCACAACCCCCTGGAATTTGTGAGATTAATCACAAAATAAATTAGATAAAGCTTGGGCGTGTTGCACAATTTGTCAGTGGGATAGGCTATAATACTCTTATACCAACAACGAAAGGCAATAAATGACTAAAGTAGAACACTCTCTCCGATTTGTAACTGAGTTTGATGAGGAACATCCAATAGCAAAGCAATTTTTACAATTAGACGAAGGCTCACAGATTTTAATTCTTGAGTCTATGCTAAAGGATTTAATTGCGCCTGCTCTTAAGACAACACTTGATAAAATAAATGAGCGTGGTTCCTACGCAATTCTTAAGGTGGCAGAATAATGGGATACAATACAGCATTAGATTTAACTGAATTAGATTTAGAGGTAGCACTAGGTTATCACTTACAGGGTAATCATTACCCACCCGTTCCGCTTTCTATGGTGCAACCTTGCATTGATGCTATTGATGCCTACTATGATGAGGATTATAATAAGTTGATCGAAATGCCTGAAGGCGTATCTTATAAGGGTGACTCTCATGCGCCCGCGTGGGCTATTATCGAACAGCACCACTTAGACGCTTGGCTACCTGAAAGTGACTAAGGTCACACAATAACTTTCTCAAATAATGAGATAGGGCTAGACTAATGTCAGACCCCAATGCTATACTACAACCCTAACAAAGAAAAGAGGCAATAAATGACAGTAAATGGATACACTTACAAGGTTGGCGATTTATTCACCACCCTAAAGTCAAAAAAGACAGGTGTGATTAAGGAAATCCACCCACAAACATCTGGCTCGGTGCGTGTGCTACTAGAACTCCCAACGAAAGAAACTCGCTGGACTTCAGTATCTGCTCAAACACTACTAGGCGTATAATCTAAAGGCAGGGGGGTCGCAGAAATGTCAGACCTCCCTGCTATAATTACTCAACCAAACCAACCAACAACGAAAGAAGGAAACAAATGGCACGACAGAAAGCAATTAGCGTAAAGATAGCAACACCAAAGGTAATCAAGGCACTAGAAACTCGCTTGACAAAGTTAAATGCCGATTACGCATCACAAGAAGCCAACGAAGCAAAGCACGAAAAGGCTTTAGAAAAGTGGCGCAAAGAAGTAGCAAAGTTTGCTATGGCTAATTTTGCTAAGGCAGAAAACCTACGCACAAACTATCGTCAATGGAACAAGACACTTAATGTTGATTTTGATTTAACAGTTAATGAGTCAGACTTTCCTAAAGAGCCTGAGAAGGACTACGAAGTTCTCCACCGCCACTCATACAATGAGATAAAAGAGGAATTGGAAAACGCAATTCGTATTCTAAAGATGACAGATGAGGAAACAGTAAGCACAAGCACTTACAATGCTATTGCTCGTTATCTGTAAATAAAATCGTTCTCGCATAACGATAAATTGCGAACGACCTGAGTAAGTCGCCAAACTGCTCTCCCTTCGGGGACAACTACTAACAAAGGTAATAAAATGAAAAATAGATTTCGTGTAGAAATTTATGATGAAAACAAGTTAAATGATTTAACAATCTATTCTGAGCAAGGTGTTGATAAAGAGTACTTAACTGAATTAGTATTTTCTAATCGACGTAACTTCTTTGGTAATGTTCGTGCTTATGTCTATGATACTTTAAAGAAGACTAAAACGACTGCTCTTTACCTCCCGTCCGAAGTTGTAAACTTTAACCGCAAGAATCAATTGACTAGGGATGAGTTAGGTCTGTAAAGATCTAACACTGGCTGCATATGTGCAGCTGGCCCGCAAAGCTAAGGGGTTATCCACAGGGTTACGACCACTTGTGGATAACCCTGGAATTTTGTGAGATTAATCACATGGATCAATTCGGACATATTGTAACTAATCATAGACAATGTCAGTGGCATCTGTTATACTTACAACTAATCAAACAAACGAAAGGTAAAAAATGGCTCATAATCTAGAAATGGAAAATGGCGAAGTTGCATTCGCACTTCGTGGCGCACCTGCATGGCACAACCTTGCAAATCGCATCTTTACACAAGATGAAGATGTTACAACTCAAATGATGTTAGATGAGGCAAAACTTTCCAATTGGAATGTTCGCTTGTCTCCACTAACTGACCATATCTCAGATACATGGAATGATGTATCTAATGCTCAATTGGTTATTCGTGATAACCCATTCAACAATGGCACTGATGTGCTTGCAACTGTTGGAAAGCGTTACAAGCCTGTGCAGAATGAGGAACTATTCGCATTCGCTGATGCAATTCATGATGCTAATGCTGATTGCCGTTGGGAATCTGCTGGCTCACTTCGTAGCGGTAAGGTTGTATTCGGTACAGTGGATATTCCTCGCACAATGGTGCTTGACCCACAAGGCGCAAATGATGCAACTAAGTTGTATCTAATTGTTTGGACATCTCATGACGGGTCAGTTGCTGTTCAGGCTGCTGTTACTCCTGTTCGTGTTGTATGCCAAAACACTCTTAACCTTGCAATGAAGAATGCTAAGCAATCTTTCAAGATTCGCCACACGCAATCTGTTGAAGGTCGCATCCAAGTTGCTCGTGAAACTCTTGGGCTTGCTCTTGGTTACTTTGATGAATTTGAGAAAGAGGCTCAGGCTCTTTATTCTCAATCAATCACTGATGCTGAATTCTCAAAGTTGATTCAGACAATTTATCCTAAGCCAGATAAGGATGCTGCTAAAGTTGCATTGACTAAGTGGGAAAACAAAGTCGTGCTCCTTGATGAGTTGTACCATAACTCACCAACCAATGCTAATATCAAGGGAACAAAGTGGGGCGCATTCAACGCACTTACTGAACGCCTTGATTACTATCGTTCAGGTCGTGGCAATTCTGAAACACTTATGGCGGGTGCATCAGGCTTTGACCCAATTCTAACCGCAGAAAAAAATAAAATTAAAAAATTAGTTTCTGCGTTCTAAATAAATAAATTCCTGAGCATGAATAAAAACTGCTCACAATTTTTTCCAGGTCCATTAGCTCAGTTGGTTAGAGCGCTACCCTGTCACGGTAGAGGTCGACGGTTCAAGTCCGTTATGGATCGCCAAGCGCCCTCAATGCTAAGGGGGCAAAAAGTGTGTTACGACTCACATTTAAATTCCCTGGAAATCCTTGATAATGTCAGTGGGACCTGGTACAATTCTCTTTATGACCAACGAACTAGTATCAAGTAAGTACACCTTTGTCTGTGACCCAGATGAATGCGATTCATTAATAGAACTAACATCATCTGACGGGTTTGGATTCCCATCAGGTGTGACAGAACTCACATGCCCTTGCGGACGTAAGACTACCTTATTGTCAGTGGAGCATGCTACAATTACACCAACAACAACGAAAGAGGAGCAAATGGAAACAACAGTATCACCTGCAGTAGAATATAACCCTGACCTATTGGTTACCTATAAGATTGTAAGCAATTACTCTGACCCTGAATATGCAACCGACAAGGTTCGCAACATTGAATGGGAACTACATAACTCACGGACTAACTCTAAAATTGCTTCAGTCTTAACAAATAAGATTGCTTCAGTTAAAGATATTATTGTTGAAGCCTATAGCGATTCAGATGACCAAGAAACACTTCGTTTAATTGCCGAAGCCCTTGAGATTGAGTTAACTAGAGAAGTTGAGTGGTCTGCAACAATTGAAGTTAGCGGAACTATTCAGTTAGATTTACTTGCTGATTCAGATACAGATGTAGAACAAGAAATCTACGACAATCTTTATGTTGATTCACAAAATGGCAACATTGAAATTGTTGACACTGAGGTATGTAATGTAAGGGAGAACTAATGTACTTTGAACTTACCGCTCCTGATATGCTCTCTATGCAGAGAGCGTATTGGGATGCAGAGATAACGGGACTTGACCCACAAGCAATGTCTGCGTTGACATTCAACATCGGAACTGGTAGTATTGAGAAAGTAAGTAGGCTTAGAGATAAGTACAACTTAACTGAATCTTATGTATCAGACCACGAAACCACAGGTTATTAAGGAGAGATTATGTCAGAGTATAAAGATGGTTGGGCAGATGGTTACAAGTTTGCTCGTGATGAAATCATGGAAAAGTTATCAGAGATTGATATTAATGATATCGATTCTTGGATTCTTGACCGTCTATCTGAGATGATCGAAGGTGGCAAACTGTGATGGCTGAATGGCTTAAGTGTGACCAGTGTGCAGCTCAGGCTATGTGGGAAGCAAAGAAAGATTCATTTTCTCTTTACTTCTGCGGCCACCATAAAAATAAACAGGGCGAGTCTCTTGTGGACTGGGCCCATGAAATGGTACAATTACTCAACTACGAGGAAAATCAACTACTAACGAAAGCAGAATAAAATGGGAGACAGAGCAAACTTTGGATTCAGAGATTCCAAGGAAAATGTAGTATTTCTATATGGACACTGGGCTGGACATAATATGCTAGCCAAATTAGCAAATGCTGTGCAGGCTGCAGAAACTCGTTGGCAAGACGAGTCATATGCAACACGTATTGCTATATCTAATCTAATTGGAGAAGACTGGACTCAGACAACAGGCTGGGGAATTTATGTTAACCAACTAGGGGACAACGAACATAAGGTGCCCGTAATTGACTGGACCAACGAAACGTTTACATTGTACGAAGAGGACCTGAGCACGGTAGTGTTCACATCATCCTTGGCGTCATTTGTAGATAAATACAGTCGACTAGTTATGGTATAATTAGACCTAGGACCTTGGTCCTGGTTTTAATATAGAAATGAAATGGTGCGTCTATTAGTCTTTAGGGCCAGGCGCTAAGTAAAGCGGTTTATTTCTTTCGTTGGAAATCAGCAGCCATATTCATAACCCCCAGCATAGCTGGGGGTTTTCTATTGCCCGCAAAGACTTGAGGGTAGCATATTGTCTTTACGACTGTCAACTATATTCTCTGGAATTTGTGTGATCTTGACCACAAAGTTGAATCATGTGGCATGTATCACATGCCAATCCTATTCCATTTGTCAGTGGTCCAATGTATAATTATCACATATCAACGAAAGGATATAAAATGCCAAATTGGGTATATAACGGTTTAACTATTGAGGGAAATCCTGACCAAGTTAAATCTTTAATTAAGCAAATGAATAAGCCATTTGTTTATTCAGTTCAATCTAATGGTGATTTATCATTTAATATCAAGCAACGTAAGTATGTTAATCCTATCTTTGCTTTTCATAATATCTATTCATATGTAGACCATGGTGTATCTGATACTGAGTATCATGGACAACCTCCTAGTTCCGCCGACTCTTCATTTGCCGACTGGATGAAGTTTGAGACCAATGACTGGTACAACTTTAATAACCGTGAATGGGGTACTAAGTGGGATGTGGCTGTAGCCGAGGATGATAAGTATCCTGATACAACTATGGAAGATTATGAGAACGCTGAAAATCATGTAGTCCATTACAACTTTAATACTGCATGGTCACGACCTCTTGGGGCTATATCTAAACTATCTGCACAATACCCAACATTACTATTTACTTTATCATATGAAGAAGAAACAGGCTGGGGTGGAGAAATGGAATTCCTCCGTGGAGAAGTTATCTCAGAATCAGAATACGACAACATGTGTCGTGATTGTGATGCAACTAATCAAATGGAGTATTGCGACAATGACTGCGGTCAGATTTGTGGCAATTGCAATTGGCTAGGAGAGGCTGACCTAGATGCTGTCGCAATTTGTCAGACCCATGCTATATACTTAGAAACTAAAGTACCCGAATATAGAAAGGTGGGAACCGAATGAGTTTTCTAGAGAATGAAAATCAAATGGTAATAGACGCAACATATTCTGAGATAGGAGAAATGCTTGTCGAAGATTGGGTCAACTCTAATTTAGATGAAGGGCAAATGTTTGCAGATTTTAGATTTGCAGAAATGTCAGATAACAATTACTTAAAGGGTAGATTTAATCTATTCTATGATTTAAATCCAGGCGACCAATACTATTTAGAATATGATGAGGAGAAATAATGCTAGGTTATACACAAAAAGATTTAGCAGATATGACATATGGAGTATATCAAGCTGACTTGTTGATTAATCCTGATGAGAATCCTGCTATTCATAACTATCTAGTAACCGCCCATGATTTCTTACAAGGACTATGGGCAGAAGGGTATTTCGACTAATGGAAATATGGATGGTTTTTGCTGTTATATTTGGTATGCTTATGCTAGTTAGCGCATGGGAAAATGCTAAAAGCGAACTTGAGATGGAAGAAAAAATTAGAGAACATGAGCAAAAAGTTGAACAAGAAGAAGCAGAGAACAGAGAACTAATTAATAAGGCTCTTAAGCATTATGCTGAAACGAAGGGAATTAAGTAATGACTAAATCATCTTATTTCCTAGAGTATATGAAGTTACATCTAATTAGTCTTAATCAAGATTGGGAGGCTACTAAAAATGGGGAGCCTTTGAAGGATGATGAATATGACCCTTCAGATGATTACTTCCAAGGAGCAATTGAAGCAACCGAACATTTATTGTCAGTGGCAACTGATATAATGAATAATAACGAAAGGGTATATTAATGGATATGACTATGGAAGACCTTGGGCTCCCGCCCCATTTGCAACGTTTGGTTAATGCAGGTGTTAGTGGATTAGATATAATGCACGGTGAACTAAAAAATCTAATGCTAATTGCCGAGCAGGAACTAGCAGACGCAAT